AATTGCAGCTGCTAAAGATGCGGCAGTAAGAGCGGCATCAGCAGCGTCGTCGGCGCCGGCGGATCCATTGATAAAAGCATTGTTTGGAAGATCAGCAGCATTAGCTGACGTATACGTCTTTAGCAGCCCTGCATGATCAACAATTGTAATTGTGCCGCCGGAAGTTATTGAAGCTGTAGCTGTGATCGTTGCTTTAGCTTTAACTCCCGGTGCATTCGAGCCAGCATAAGTATTGTGAGATACTGTCCCCGTATCTGGGTTAACCATCTGAGCACCAACAACGAAACCTGCGTTTGTGACCGATCCGCCCGAAATAGGATCGCCCCGGAGGTTTGTTATTCCCTCACCAGTCCCGAGTCTAGACTTTCCATCACCCGAACCCAAAACCTTAAGATAAAGGCCGGCTTTAGCATTAGAAAACCACTCTCGAAGGGCTAATGGGCCGAACTTATCAGCGCTTGCGTCGCCGAATTCTGCAACGAAATCAGAGAAAGTTGCAAAAACCAGCGGGATAAAAGCCCGCCCCTTCTGCGCCGTTCCAATAACTCCAGCAGGAACCCCAGTGGGCCCGATTCGGCGTGGACCAGAAAGGTCAATTTCTCGGGTGCTTACCCCTGGACTTTTAAATGTCAGTTCTGCCATTTGTTAACTACTCCTGTTATATTCTTATTCAAAAGAAACCCCACTATTCGTGATGATAAAATCAATCGCGATAAATTCAATTGCTCTAGTTGGTACCACAACTATCCGACCGTTCAGCCTGTTGCTCTCAACATCTTCGTCGGTATTGTTAGTATCATCCATAACAACCTGGAAACTATCAATACCGGCTTGTGCCTGAACTGTCGCAAGGAGTGGAGTAACCAAATTAATAAATCTTGCGCGAGTCTCAATATTGTTAGGTTCGAAAAGCAATCTTTCTGCAATTCTAGAGATCAACCTCTTAACTTCGAGAAGCATTCGGCGAACGTTCACTCTATCCAAAGCAGACTTTGCTAATTGTAATGTCTTCTGCCCAAATATTACGAACCCACCATTCGGAAAATTCGCAATTGGGTTAATTCTTGCATCGTATAATTCATCTCTATCGCCGGCAGTTAGACGAGTGTCAACGTTAGTCACATTATCCAAAGCACCACGGTTAAAACCGGCTGGTGCAAACCAAGGAAACGAGACTGAATCGCTGAATGCTAACGCTTTCATTGCAGCCACCGATGCCGGAACTGTAACTTGCGTCAAATTAGTTGTGTCAGCTATAACAACATCAGGAAAATATGCCGCTGAAAAATTGTTATCTACCACTCTAGAAGAAAACTGCTCAGCAGTCTCTCTAATATCTGGTGATGTGCTAGCCAATGTGGTCACTGCCTGCCTATCTTCGGTACCAAACAACCGAGTCATATCTTGCGAATAAGCTGGAATATCCATCAAGTAAAGCGCTAACGAATATGCTTTAACTCTCTCTGCCGCGTAATCAGTAACAAAAGAATCTCTAATGCCCGGGACAGCAAGTATGTTATGCCTGACTGTCATGGCATCTGTCATAATCAGGACGGCCTGATTGTAAGTCATCACCATGCTGTTCCTTGCACCGATACCAGGCTTACCCTCGTTCAATCCGGTCAGCGTTGTAAAATCTCCGTCGAACTCAGCGGAAGCTTTTCCGAAGAAACCAGATGGAGCGTCGGTGCTAGAACTGCGATCGTTCATCAGGTGCATATCTTTGTCTAAGATATTCAAGCCATCGAAACCACCGAACAGGGGCAACGAAAACTTACTGTAAGCTGTAAACCTGTTAAACTTCACTGAAGAGCTTGAAAGCAGCGTGGCTAACGTTATGCGTGTGCCGTAACCCGGATCTTCTACTGTGTAATTGCTACCATCAACTGTAGCATCTCTCAAGTAAACAGCTTCAAGCATGTGCTCTCTAGCAGAACCGGTAACGTGCTCTGCTATATTAGTAACAGAACCAGCTGCATTTAAAGCAACTTTTGCTAACGTGAATTTATTCGCATTACTTAAATCAATCGAGGAACCAGATAACAAAGCACCGGTCTGTAACATGCCCTGAAACTTGGTGTAACCAGTTATCAGTTCGTTAAAAATACCACCAGCATTTGGATTTAGGACTGCTGAATCAACTGAAGCCGTTCTTGGTAACCTCTCTGGTTTCATGCCCCAGTACAACTTAGGATCAACTTTCTCTGTAATCTCTGGATCTCCGGATGGAGCAGAACCACCGATCGTAGATTTCATCTTACCGCGAGTGATCTTAAAGCGCATCGGAAACGGTGGGAATATCGGAGAAGATATTCTCTTAAGAACAACCGCTGTTTGAACTTCGGATAATTTAGTGTTGACCCTCGTCTTTTCAGCGTCAGTAGCACCAGAAATTAACTGAGCATCTGTTAGTACTTTACCGACCGGGGCGCCGTCTTGCGTGATCGTTACTTTAGCTGAATCTGTTAATGATTCAGATGTCTTCAAAACGGGAATTCCACGAAAACCAAAAGGCAATGCTTCTTCCGGAAGCTCACCACGCTCGTAAACATCGCTCATTTTAACTCTGACATAAAGAGAACGGTTGGGATATTTTCCCCTAACAATTAATCGACGTTCTTCATCTTCATCGGCATCAAAATTGTAAAATGTGTTATAATCGCCAATCAACCTAGCAACGAAATTCTCGCTGTTAGAATCTAACGTGCAACCAGGATAAGACTCAAGGATCTCAGGATCAGAATCTAGATCTTTCGCTTTTCTAACTTGAACCTCAAATGTTCCGTGCGGGTTTGCTTCATCTAAACTAGCTTTAATATTTGCAATGCTAATCTTGACTTCGCGGTTACCAGCAGCACCATCGGAAAGAGACTCAAAAGTCATGATATCAAATTCTTGAGTACCGAACGGCTGGCTGATAATAGCTGGTGTGTGAGCTGTTGTGTAGCGAGTATCCATCCGACCCATCGTAGACCAAGCTTTAGCATAATCTCCAGAAAATGGTGAATCGCTAATTTCTGCGTCAGAAGGAGCAGCAACAAAAGCTTCGATGGCTGGAGCTAGCTCATTCTCAACAGGGAGATCTAAGTAAAGCAAGTGATTAGTTGACTTGAACTTGTGCGGGTCGGTGTTTAAAACTTTAGAAATGTATGACGGATGCTCTGGATCAAGTGACGTAGTGATTGTCCTGTAAATTGTTTTATTATCAGAACTAATAATAAGAAGCTTAAACTCAGAAGAAGCAATTGCTGCGCGGCCGTCGGTCTGGAGAACATTAGAGAAATTACCTCCATCGCCTAAAGCAAAAGCTATCGGATCGATGGCGGCGTCTGTGTCTGTCCGGACAAATTCCAAATTATCTACAGTATTGGTAATAGAAGTATTTCCTGATTGTCCCTTAACGGCCTGCGTTATTACAAGGTGAGTTTTTCCGCCGGCGGCGCCGATGGCTGCATAAGTAAAAGCAGCTCCGTGAGTTGCGACTAAAGCAGCTCTTAATTGAGTTAAGAAATCAGCTATAGTACTAGCATCTGTTAATGCTAACGCGATATCGTTTTCCGCTCCTGCAGTCTGAGCGCCTCCAGAAAAAGAAGTTCCTGGCTCGAAGACGACTGTGCCGGCGTTGTTAGCAAACGTAACGCTATGAGCTTGTTCACCGGGTCGTGTTGCCCTAAGGGTGATATTCTCACCATCATTACCGTTAATCGCAAAAATCCCTGGTATACCACCGACAGCTGCTTGGGCTTGGAGAGCTCCACCAGCGGGGTCGTTGTCGCCCGATGTGCCGGCAGCAGCAAACCGAATCTTAGCGTCGCCGGCGACACCGTTAATCGCTTTGACTACTAAATCTCTAATAGCAGTATCGGCGATACCGTTAGCGTTAATACCAATTCGATTATCAGCTTCGTCTGGAAGTCCAGTTGCATCGATTAATATCTGAACGCCCGCAGCCGGACCACCGGCGTTTACTGGTACTGTAATTGTAAAAGCATTGTCATCCGCGACGCTGTCCAACTCAAGTTTGTTTGCAAGATCAGTGGGTAAAGCCGCAGTAATAAGAGCCCTAGCACCTAAAACATTTCCTGTCACTAAAGCTGTCTGTGCTGTGGCTGAGTCTGTATCTGAATTTACCGAATCAACAACAACGTATGTCTTCGAATTTGGCGTACTTCCATTGTGAGAAATCAGGGTAATTTTATCGCCGAAAGTATAATCAGCATTTGCTGTTGTTCCCTGTATCTTAACTGACGCGTTAACGTCATCCCCGGCTGGATCATAATCACTGTACGTAAATGTATCCGCGGATGCCATCGCTGTCAAGCGATAACCGCTAGTCGTATAAACTACGCCGCGTAAAAGCTGGGTTTCAGCTCCGCGGTTTACCTGAACGCTTGGGTTATCGTTAAGGATGGGATACGTTACAAGAGCGGACTGCGAAGATCCGGCGACATTTAAATCATGATTTGCTGTAATAAAATAGACACCACCTTGAAGAAGATTCTGAGATACTGCTCTAACTCCCGCGGCCCTCTTTACCAAGTTAGCTGACGTCGCGCCATGTACCTTAAAACCGGCTCCCTTGACTATACCAGCAGTTCTAGTGTTATCGCGGTCTGCCGCGGTGGCGTTTCCGCCCGCACCTAAAACTCTCATGAAAGTCAAAGCCCGCTTATTCTTAAGGAACTCAAACGCCGCATAAACAGCTGGAAGGTCTGGGTGGAGGTCACCGAACCTGTTTATAAAATCTGTAAAATCACCTACTGTCACAGGGACAAATGCAGGACCCTTTGCTGCTGTGCCCACAACGCCTCCAGGAATTCCTGAAGTTGCCTGTCGCCTTGCCGCAAGGTCGATTTCTCTCTCAAAAAACCCTGGGGATCTGAATGTTTGCTCTACCATGTATGGATTCTCCTGTGATTCACTTGTGCAACCACTGTATAACTATTTTCTAAAAACTCTAGTTTCTCGTGGTTCTTCATATTTATTTTTTATAAAAGCCACAAAATTTGATAATATTCCCCTTTTTTCAAAGCAAATCATCTAATTTTAAAATCGGATCACTCGGTCTAAAAATTGTCTCTCCCGATTTTTTATTTTGTTCTGTGACTCTTACCTCGGTAACAACCGTTGCTCCCGTTAGTGGATCTTGAGTTTCTACTCTTCGTAAGTCTCCCAAAGATCCTATATTATTATTTAGTGTTGTAGAACCCAAAGAATCCAGTTTTGATTCAATTTGTTTACCAGTCAATTTACCAACTGCCTGCTTTGGGACTGAACTTAACTCGTGCTCTAAATCGTTTAACACATAATCATCGACATCTGATGAGGGTACATTTGAAACATCGCCATCGGGTTTCTTCATATTCATACCCTCGTGAATTGTAAAATTAATGCTTGGTGCCGAGACGAATCTTCTGATCGGAGACGGTTCACCGATGCTGCGTGGAGCAATCAAGTAAGCCGGCACTTTCATCGTTATTGAACACTTTACCAATCTCTCTTCATCAGTAAAATCATCAAAGTTAGCTTCTGGGCTTAATTCATCCTGAACTAACGCGGAAAAATAATAACCCTTATTAGTATCTAGGCGAAAAGATGGTCGGTTATTGTTTGTGTAACCACCCATGAATATCGTCAGCATCTGATTCATCTGTTGTGTATACTGGCACCACATCGTGATCTGGTAATTGGCGGTGTAATGCTTGACTGGCGGGATCTCATATATCTCGTAAATGTTAGTAGAAAAATCACTAGAGACCAATGGGTTCCTCGCCACGCCAGAACTGACACCTTTTTTTAATAATTTTTTGCCAGCTTCAGATTCATTGTGAGCGGTATCAAGCGACGGAGCTGTTGCTAACTGATCGTCATTGTTAATTCCCTGCTTATTGATGTAACTTTGAAGCCTAGCATCATCTGGCGCAATCTTCTTCCTAACAATCATCGGCATGTTCTCGCCGACACCCGGTGTCTGAGTTATTCCCGTCCTCATGATAGAGATAAGCGGTAATATCAGGGCGTTGCTTGAATCTCTAAGGGGTTTCTTCCGCGCTAAAAGGGCAAACCTTTCGCCAGTCGCGAAAATGACCGGAACTTTCATTACCTTCTTGTTAGACTCAACTAAGAAATTTAGTTCTTTTTCGAAAAGGTTAAAGACAGATCGATCAACGTCTTCTATAGTACATGATGGTATGTCAAAACCGTCAACTTGTTCACCATCTTGGTAACCCAGATCAGTCTTGCCACCGACGCCGGTTTTTACGCTGTACCTAGTTGCCATTAGTCATCACCATAAAACGAAGAACTGATCGAAGCTTCATCTCCTTTTTTAGAAACTTCCACCACTTTCTCCGGAGCTTCTATCTTATTTTGTGTAATCAACGCGCGGACGTCGCCCGTGTTGCCTAGCTTGTTTGTATCTTTACCTCGTTGTTGCACGAATTCATCCTGTATAGCATCTTCTTCTGCGGATGCCTGATCTGTTGGTCCATGTGGCAATATATCAATCTGTCCTTTTCTCGCTTGCTTGCATGCTAGCTTGATGCCCGTCTTATACTCTACTTGACCGAAAATCAAAGCAGTAAACTGTGCGCTAGTGATTTCAAAAAATATGTCGCCAAAACTTAAGTAGTCACCCTCTTTGAGTTCAAGACCACGATCTAAAATATCTCTATAATGAATATACACCTGGATTGTTTTCATCATCTCAGAGCCAAACTTTGTAGTTTTGATCGCTGATGGGTCCCAATCGACTCGAGCTTCTACCTCTATCGGTGGATCGAAAACTTTTGTGATTGCTTCCTCATAAATCTCATGTATGTCTGTCAAATCTGTTCTTACTTTATAGTAAAATATCTTTTGACCGATGACATCTTTATTGATCTCTTTAGTCAGATCAGATATGAAATCAATTTCTCTTGGTGTTATAAAAAGTCTTGCCATTATGCGTTATCCAAGTGTTATTGCTTTACCTAACGGAATTGGTACTGACTTTAGCACGGTTTTAATAGCTTCAGCAGATTCTGCTTCTCCCTTTAAGAGATTACCATAAGAAAGGGTATCTAACAGCTCAACCATCTTCTCAATTAATTTTGTTTGATCTTCTCTACCTTGAGAAATCAATTCCGAACCGTTCAAGCTTAAATCACCATCCGGAAGCGGAACGCTGGAAAATTTTGATCTTATGAGCCCAAGAAGCTCTTTGCTTAGCGCTAAGCCGTACTGCCTAACCCACTGTCGACCGATCTCATTAATTTTTTCATACCTCAGATTTCCGAAAGGAACATTCGATAAGTTAGATACCCCAAAAATGGTGCCATCTTCAATGTGAGGGTTTAACGGATCGGGATTAAACGCAACTCTAAAAAACAGTTTTCTATCTGCAACTTGCGGAACGGGAAAAATCCTTAACTTGCTTCCCATTAGCTGATAAGAATAATTGGAACGCCGGACACGGTTGCTAATATCCATCTGTCCGGCTCTTAAAATGTCTTCGAAAACTGGCAAGACATAAAAAACAGTCTCTGGAGTGAATGACTCGAAAGCAAACTCGTTATTCAAGTAATTGATAGCTGAAGATGTGTCAAAAAACCGGTACTGTGCTTGCGGTGAGAAATGCATGACTTCCATAATCTTCATGCGAGTCCGTGGACTATTCACGCTGCTGCTGACCATCAAAGTCCCATCGGAAGCTTTTAGCTCTTCGTACACATCATAATCTTGACGCCCGACTTCTAAAGCGATAGATCCAGAAAATATGTTATATGACCCCCCGACACCAGCCTCGCTGGCATACGGTTCAGCCGCACGCAAAAGAAACTCTAGGTTTTGTCTTGGGTGTAGCTCTTCAGCCCCCTTGAGGGAACCGGTCGGGATACCTAATAGATTGGTCAGCTGTGACTTGCCATGAGCTTCTAGAACGATTCTCCCGTACTCGAGGAATGATTCTTCGAAACAAGACCAGATCTGTTTCTTTGTTAGCTCAACGCTAAGAATATCGTCACCCAGTTTGCGTTTGACAAAAGTCACCATCGAATCGGCTTCACGCGCGAAAATGGGATCTTCGTCAAAAAATCCGAATGGGGTGGGTCTAAGGGTACTAGTAAAAGAAGACATGTCTCACTCCTAAACTAAATATGGAATAGGAGTGAGAATATCTTTGAGATATGAAGAAACTAGAAATGAAATCTAGTTCTTATTAGCCAAGGCTTCTTATGCACACCCAGCTTGAACCATCGAATACAGCAAGAACCCAATCTCCGATATTCGTAAGTCGTATGTCGCCGGTAGTACAGTTTGTGCCTAAAACATCACAATGAGCTTCCGAATCTGATACTATTAACTTAATAGCGCCAGTTGTGGCTGCAGCTGGTAAAGTTAAATCGTTACCTGCAACGAAGCCATCAGCGACGATTGTCAAAAATGTCGTAGCGTCTAACGCAGCAGTCGCTGCGACTGTTACTTTTGAGTCAATAGCAAAGCCGTTACCAGTCGCGCTTTGGACTAAACCTTTTACAAAATCTATATCAATTTTCATTTTAATCTCCTATTAACCGTTAGTTCTCATTACTTGCCACTCGGTACCATCAAAGATACAAATAGCGCCGTCGCCGACTGCATTGAATGTAATGTTGCCAATAGTGGCATTGGCGCCCATAAGCTTACTACCCACAGCAACCGTGTTGACTACTACCTTGATAGCACCGGTAGCGGCTGAAGCCGGTAAGGTACATTCATGAGCCGTTTCTATTTCTGTCAAAAAGGTAGTAGCATCAAGAGTAGCATCACCACCGTTTACTACGACTCTTGAATCGATACCAAAACCTGCGCCCGATTCTTGGACGAGGCCTTTTGTGAAATCTATATTAATCTTTGGCATTTCTATTCTCCTTAACCGTTAGTTACAAGAACTACCCAGGCAGTTCCGTTATAAATGCAAACAGCGCCGTCGCCGATTTCACCGAAAGTTATATCAGCGCCACCTTCGGTGACGGCATTGGCTGCCTTAATGACTCCAGCAGCTGCAGCAGTCATAGCAAGAACTTTGATAGCTCCAGTTTCTGCTGAAGCCGGTAAAGTTACTTCGTGGGCACCGGCAACTTTGGTTAAAAATGTCGTAGCGTCTAACGCAGCATCGTCAGCAATTGTAACGCTAGAATTAATACCAAAACCCGAACCAGTCTCTTGAACGAGACCCTTCGTAAAGTCTATATTAATTTTTGGCATGATCTTTCTCCTTTTTTGTCTGCAAGATTCCACACCGCCGGCAGGGTCGACTGATCAAAATGATGCGGGCCTACTAATAATTATAGTAGAAGAATGGATTTACAGGTATTTTTACAGACCGGCTTTTCTTAAAAGCGTGAGAAGACGATTGTCATGACGAATATTAGCCCAATTTTTAATAACGCTAATTAACTCGTTGTTATCGTTGTTATCGTTGTTATTGTTGTTAGTGTTATTTGTTTGAATCGCTGTCAACTGTTCTTTCAAATTAGCGATCTCGTTAACTAGCGTATTTACTGTATTAGCTACCTGATTTACTTCTTCACGAGTAGCTGTGATGGGTGTTGTCTTATTTGTTGTCGTCTTCGCTGTGGTCGTTGCGGGGTTGGTCGTGTTCTTTGTCGCTCGGCTCTTTGAAACTGCCATGATATTGCCTCCTTTAGCTTATAACAAGCTGAATAGTTTATATCTAAGTTTATATCAATTTAAGATTAATCGTTTAATAAACCGGCCAATTTATTCCAACGCGCGAGAAGCAAATCACCTTCGCTCTTTTTAGTACGCGCTGACTCGTCTTTAATTGTGACTTTCTCTGTTGGGTTAGTACCACCACCGAAAAGATCGCCGGACCACGGTACTTTGCCATGTTTGCTAGCTCCTCTGACTTTTGGTGGGCTTATCTTTTTCATGTATTTATCAAGATCACCGGGTGTGACTCCGGAAAATTTCATTTTCTCAAAAGCGGCGATTACTTTTTCTTTTTCTTCGTCTGTTAATCCTGTTGGTAATCCACCACCGGCTTTATCGACAGCTTCATCATCCAAACCAGCAACTTTGGCCGCATATTTTTCCATGCCAGCAAGTGATCTTGCACCGGTGGCAGGTCCATCAGCTTCATCATCACACCCCTCGATATCTAAATGACCCGTACCAGATCCCAAAGGTTCACAGATTGCGTTACCAATCGGTTGACCATCAACGACTACGCCCTCTGGATCAAACGGTTCTGGCGGGAAATATAAATGAATCTGGTCAAATCCAGCTGCTTCCATAGCTTCAATTGCGGCGCCCTTCTTGGCAATCTTTCCGGTTTTATCAATATCTGGACCGGCTGCAAAAATACGATCAACTTCTGACTGCGCTACTCGACGGCCACCAGTTGAAGCTCGGTGAAGATTAGCAATCCTAGTTCTTTCAGCTGGTTGGTGGATATAAACACCGATAATCTTAAGGCCGGCGAAATCTGCATCACCCTTTAGGTTTCCAAGCGCAGCAATTCTTCCGGTATCAGCAGTTGACTCACCGGCTTGATCAGCTAAGTAAACTGTTGCGTAAGGAGTCTCACCAATCTCTTTAATACCATCCATTAAACTCTTTAGTTCAGTCTTAACATCACTCATGTACCGCGCCGCCGCTGCTGCTCTGACACCTAGCGTCGGTGACCCATCGCTTGGGCCCATCATCTCATTAGTTGCACTATCTAAACCATCAATTGATTTTGAAAAACCACGGGCTTGCGTAAAGAATGCTTTGGTGTTCGGAAAACCAGCAAACTCATCACCGCCACCAGCACCTTTGACTTTTTCAAAAGCTGATTTGCTAAGAATCGAAGATAACTCAAACTTCTTACCCTTTTCATTAACATGAAAATACTCACCAACAATTGAATCAAAATCCTCGCCAGCATCAACGCGCTTAGATATCTCATTAAAAACTGCTGGAGCTAACGTCTCTTGCGTCACACTAGTCATGGCTTTGTCTTCTTCTTGAAACTGTTTTGTACCAGCATCGCCCAAATCATCGAGGTAATCTTCAAAATTCTTTTCTTGGTTTGCACCAATAAAATCACCAATCGCTTTTTTAGCAGCGCCCTTACCCGCAGCAGGTGGTCCGTATAACGCAACCAAAGTTATCGGTTTGGCATCAGCGGCTTGAACTTGCTGAGCTAGCTCAGTTTCGGCTTCCCTTAAAATCTGTCGCAGCTTCTTTCGTCTCTTGAGTTTAGGCTTATTGACGTTTGGGATATCGTATAACTCTTTTAGCGTTTTCATTGAATCTCCAGTAAAGCATCAAGGGTGATGATCATCAAAATATAAATATCATCCTCAGCGACAAAAGTAAAAAAAAAGGGTGGCCCGAAGACCACCCTTAGTTCATAGGATTAAAAACCTATTAGATAATGTCCATGTCCAAACATGTAACAGTACCGTAGAAATCACCGCGGACCATCTTCTTGCCGTAGCGAGTCATGACACCCTTACGTGGGGTGAAGTCCTCTGGCTGGAAGATTGTCGGAGTGACAATCAGCGGTACATACGGAGCGTAGACATAACCTGTCTCCAAATAGCTACCACCCTTAAAACCAACAAGGATCCTGTTGCGTGGGAAGTATGGGTCCTTGTAAACCGTAAAACGGCTTGTAAGGGTACCAACTGCTTCAGCACCGATGCTCATTGGGCTAGCAACTTGACCGTCACTATCGAGGCTCAATGCTGGCTTATAAAGTATGGAAGATTCCAAAACAGTAGCAATCTCAGGGCTGACAACTATAAAGTTAGCAGCACCACGAAGAGTGCGACGATGGATCTCGTTAGCAACATCAATGATCGTCTCGATGAGAGTCTCATACCACTCGCGGACCGTACCTGTAAAAGCAGGTCCGGGTCGTAGTGACGTAGCTCGCGAAACAGCCACACCAGTTCTCTTATTAACGAAGTTACCAGGTGAGCGGCTCCAAAAGTAGTTAGCTGCCTCAGCGCCATTAAGAAGATCACCAAGGATCTCACGATCAATCTCAAGAGCAACCTGCTCCGAGAGGATCTGAGTGAGCTCAACCTCAGCATCTAAGCTGTGATAAGCGTTCAAATCCTGCGCGAGTTCTGGTGACCACTTAGCGCGTAGCTTACGGGTCTCAGCAACAACAGGTACTGACTCAATCTTGATATCAATCTCTGGAATAGTGCTCTCTGCAGCAAAGCTAGACTCGAAGGCCGGTGAAACGATAGTCGACATATCAGCTGAATCTGTAGCCGATGGTAAGACATAATCGAATGCAGCATGCTGGTCAGCGCCATCGCTGAAGTCAGCAGAAACAATCTGCGTCGCATCAGTTTCGTGAAGCTTGACAACCATCAATACGTGAGTATGATCAGCGGCATTGGAAAGTACCTGAGTTGAATCTTTGTCTACCCAAGCTTTAATTAGCCGGTTAAGACGACGAACGTTAAGAATTCCCTCTCCGCCCTGGACAGCATCTGGTACTTCCACAACACCAGCAATAGCGACCGCGGCAGCAAACAGCGATACTTCTTGGACCATCGTTAAATCCATGCCTGGCAAACAAGCTTTTGGTACTGCCAATAAAGCATAATTAGCACCAGCTTCTAGTTCAGCAGTAATCTGAGGATCGTGAGAATACCAAGCAGCGTCAGCTGTTGTCAACTTAAGAGTATCCACCCGCGCGGTGTTTGTGGCTGCTGTTCCGGGGATAAATAAATTACCGACCGCAAGAGTATCCAAAGTGTCGTTACTGACGGAACCAACATTTTTCTTACGCGCTTTTGAATAACCAGTACCGGTTAAGTCGTATTGACCACCAGCTGCTAGCGCTGGTGTGCCAGCTTTAGGATTCGTTGGTGTGCCGTAGATTGACTCACCCTTATCGTAGGAAGCTTCAGATGCAGTACCATCACCACCGACCGAAGAACCATATGTGTAATCCAGATAGAAAAGCAGACCGGAAGGAAGGCTCATTGGCTGGATCGAGACAAGCTCGTTAGCAATCAATCCACCGAAAACTCGGCGAACGATCGGGAACGCAATATTTGTGAAACCACGGATAGATGAATCACCTACAGTGCCGGCACCGAGACTAGAAGCCTCGCGCAGTGCCTGCCCTGCCTGATTTTCAAGCATAGTGGCCATGTTTTCGCGCTTAACTCCTTCGAGTCCGCGCAAGAGACCAGTACGGCCCCATTTTTCTAACAGTCGACGATTCGCAGTACCAATATTGCGTGATTTGATACCCTCAGTCAACTGACTCAATGAAAAACTCATTTGTTTTCTCCTTTATTCATTAAATAAGTTGTTATTTTCTAATGCCAGCCAAAGTTGCCCATCGTGCTGCCACAGTATCCTCGTTAATCGCGGGTGAACCGCTACGAGTTGACTTACTGGCGGACGACAACAGTTTCCGACTACCTGCGGACTCGTTAATCTTACGAGAACGCTTAACTAAAGACTTTGCAAGTCCCTGGTAAAGGAACTTAGCCTCACGAACGGTCTTGGCATTATCAAGGGCCTCGACTATGGCACGCTGCTGCTTCTGCGTCACATTACGATTCTGCATCAGTTTATTCACATATAAAAGCTTAGCGTTAAATAAATTCATTTCTTTAAGCTGCTTCTGCAGCTTTCTGTTCTCGGTCTGTAACCGAGCTGTGCTACGACGGGTGCGGCTGGCAGAATTTCTGCGCTGTGCTCTACCTCGACGACGGCTTTCAACAGTCGGGGTTGGTGCATCACCAAGCTCGTCTGCCAAGGCATTCAAAAGGTCATCTTCATCAACATCGACAAACATATCACCTTCATCTTCGCCACCACCAAAGTTATCTATAACTCCGGGGTCTACGCCTTCGCCTTCACGAAGCTTACGCAATCGACGAATCTCACGGCGAAGGATGTTTTCATCAATCTCGTAAACCTCATCAGTTGCTTCAGCATCATCATCGCCTTCATCGGTGGCTTCGGCTTCGTCATCGTCGCCTTCGCTAAACCGGTCGAATTCACCGAGGTCGATCTCTTCTTCCTCAGCTTCTTCACCGCCTTCTTCTTCACCTTCTTCACCTTCACCTTCGGCACCTACCTCGACCTCAAGACCGAGTGCGGCGCCTAAATCTTCAAGCGCGGTAGAGGCGGCATCGACGTCAACGTCTTCAGCAGCAGCTTCTTCGCCACCACCGAGGTCTTCATCGCCCCCCTCTAATTCTTCATCTTCTTCATATACGTCCATCTCGTTGTACTCGTCTGTTTCATCAATCTCAAACAAGCGTCGAAAGATAGCACTGCTTCTTCTAGTCATCTCTTTGATCTCCTTTATCATGTTTTTATAAGAAGTAGTTAATTGTTTGTTTGCCCCTTCTTTAAGGAGCAGCCTCTTCATCAACAAAGCTTCAGAAAGCAAGTCCTGATATGCTTTTTTTATCAGTGTCCGTTGCTTCTCATTAAGCTTATTGAACTGGAGGCCTTGAAGCATTGCATCCATCCTTTTCGCCTGGCGTCTTATAGAATTAAATGCTTCTTTAAGATTTACTTTACCTGACATTACGGTTGAACGAGTGTTTTTCCTCAAACCGCGGTTCCGACCGCGACCTTCAGCAACGGAAATATTAACGTCTCCCTGCGCATTTACTGTTACGGATGTATTCTCGACTTCATCATCGTCATCGGACATCTCATCTTCCAGTGCGGGGGGTTCCAATAATTCGTCTTCGGGCATCGGCGGTGGTCGTGGTTGATCGACTACCGACGGAGGTAATTCTTCGTCTTCGTCATCAGCCATCATTGCGATATCAATCCCAGTCACTTCATCTTCAACAGGCTCATCTTGCTCTCCCATGATTTGCGCTTCAATTAGCGCTTTAATACGAGGAGTTACAGCCTCGATAATCTTGTTCTTGGCGTTTTGTTCCGCCATATCGCGAAGCTGCTTAGCCTCGGCAATCGCCTGTTCATATAGATTACTTGACATAAAACCACCTATGCTCTACTATACGGTAAATATCGTAAAAAAAACTAAATTTACCATTTCTCAGTTAATTTATTAAAAAATAAGTCAACTTTCGTTGACTCCAAGTATATTTTTGATTATCAGCCTCACTTTTTTGAGAGATAAATCTTCGTCATCGCCTAAATCAAAAAAACTTATTTCATTATCCGCGCCGACAGATCGGTGCGGATGACTATATCCTATCGTACTCCCGGTCTGCTGTAAACTGCCAGGAGAATATGCTTTCGGAGAATTCGCTCCGCCACCAACTTGTATTCTGTTTTTATATAAACCTGGAATGGGAGATAAACCTTGCACAGAAGCTAATTCTCCAAGTTTCGTATTGCCCGCGACGTAATAAAACGGATCGGTACCATTGATAGCTAAAAAATCATTAGCTAAATAACTGTTTACTATTTTTCTAATCTTGCTTTGAATGTCAATTGGAATATCTGACACGTCTACTTCGGCATCATCTTCTTCTTGGTATGGATACTGAGATGATTGTTGTTTGGGTTTGTGAAATTTAGAAACTATTTGCCCGTAACCAAGACCCGTCCTACTATTAGGACGAGCCCCGGGGGCATAGTCTCCAGTAGATGCTGGTATTGACATCTAGATTACTTACCGATTGATTTCCCCAGCTCGTAATCACCAAGCGTGTGACGAGCTTGTTTTTCCGAGGTAGCTTTTGGATTCGTCAAAGCACCGACACCGACTCCGGGCGTATCGTTTGCTGTTTGGCCGAAACCATCTGGGGGATCTGGTTGGTCTGATGGATCGACAGATCCTGCGCCTGGGGATGATGGGTTAGGAACGTAAGGGCTGGCTGGTAAACCGCCGCCGCCGGTAGCTACTTCAGACATGTCTGGCGAGTCTGAATAATCTCTATTGAACATCCCAAAAGTGTGTCCTTCATCGTTGACTGTTCCGTCAAGAACTTTTTCTTGAAAATCTGCTCGGACTTCATCGTCTTTCATCTCCAATAAAGGCGAACCGGGAAAGCACGCTTTTAATGACAGATCATCTCGAGAACCCAAAGATCTTGATCTGGGTTCACCTTTAATTTCTACAACACCTTGTGTGTGAGTTGGCATTTAATATATCTCCTATTTAGAAAGTTTTTTTAACAAATACTTTTTCTTTCCCACAATCTTCGTAAGAGTCTTTCGAATCTTAGATTCAGAAATCTTTAATGCCTTCAAGTGATCTAAGTCTTTCTCTAAAGCACCGGCATAAGAATCAGCATCAACTTCTTCAGCATCAACTTTCGCGGCGTCTTCTTCACCTTGCTCTAAGGTCTCAGAAATACTAGTTCGCTCTTCTCGAATCATTCGACGAAGAATTCTGGGTGTTAACTTAATTGATTTTCTTGACTTTCTCATAACGCACTCCAAATAAACTGTTTATATTATTATTTATGCTGCCCAGGCAGTTTCTTTTCAGAAAATGCTAAAGTTGCCCAGTTGCCGGCAGCGTCTCCGAAGAGATCAGTGGGATCATTTTGATCCACAACTTGAGATATAGCATCTGGAGCAACTGTCCGCGAATTGCTCTCAGCGCTTGTTTGTTCCTGTAATGTTGTCCTAGCAGTATCAGCAAAAATGCTCTGCATCAGCGGATCATCCGTCATTCCCATAATAGTTTCGGGAATCACATCTTTTTTAACCCTGGGTTTCTTGCGTCTTGCTGGGGCTCTTTTCGCTGCTACTTTCTTTGATTCTTTAATCTGGTTATTAGCACCAACTAAACCCTCAGCAAGAATCTCTACCAAACACTCTTTGACTAAACTCTTCAAAACTGACCTGCTTACTTTAGACATTTATTAATCTTCCTCATGTTACGCCGGTGTGACCTTAGCAGAATTGGCGGCGCCGGCTGCAACATATACATGGTCCACACCCTCAAGAGCTGCAATTGCTGGAAAATCAGAACGCTTCACATTCGTTAACCCAGCCATCACGGTTACATCAGTCTGTGTATTAGAATCGACATATAAGTCTATACATTTAATCGGTAAAACCATCATTGAATTCTGCGGAATAACCATCCGCATCGCTACAGTACCACCTTGGACGTCCGATTGGCTAACTTTAAAAGCAATCCCCACATCTCCGCTGGGGGCTGTTATACAAATCCATTGAGTTACATACGGAAACTCTATTCGTAAATCAGCCATATCAGCGCCGTGCTGATATACGAATGGGAAACCAGAAGCTTGATATTCTGCTGCATGATTGTGGCTGGGCCGTGGGTGATTAAGAGACATTACTCATCCTCCCAAGATAAGATATCATTGAATACCCTATCTATTCTGTCTGATTTGTTAAAAAATGTATCTAGCTCTGACTCGTTTATCTCTTTGCCCTCGCTCATCATGAAGGCTCCCGGTGTTGAGGGTTCAGAGACAAAATCCCAACATATCAGTTGAAAATCATCCTGAACGACCTGATGGTCACCATCCTTTTTAGTGGAACCGACACCACGAGAAGAGATACCGAGGGTTATGCCAGATTCGACGAGGCTTTGAAGAATCTTTCCAGCGGGTGTGTCTAACAACTCTACCGAGCCATAAACGGTATCTTCTTCCATGTAAGCTTCCCTAACGATGTGGGAAGCGTTCTTTAGCTCTACAACACTACTGTCAGGGTGGTCGCACTCTCCAAGAGCTCTGTTCTCTTGAATAAACTTCTGGTAATTCCTGATCTCTCTTTCCAGAATCGGTTTTGGATATATCCGACCGTTCTGATTTAAAGTACCCGATTTTTGTAAAATACCTTTTAATACTACTTTTCCATCGTTCTCTAGCCGGGATTCACTGATCGCATCTTTTGAATACTCGAACTGAGACCAGTTTGTTAATAATTTTCTGCTCATTTTAACTCCTTAACTCGTTACTTAACTTCATAACAGTCAGATACCTGGAAACTATTGAATCATCGATGTTTTCCGTCGGTAAAGATCTTACTTTCTCGGAAACTAAACTGATCTTTGATTTAATAATATCGCTATTGCAAGACATGGCGTAATCTGTAAGGTCTTCCAAGCAAGAAGATTTCCTGTTTTCGAATATCTTTGTTATTTTTTTATCTTCGCCGATGGCAAACACGTAATCTTTTAAGAGGTGGGCCTGCTCGGGCAATAATTCTTTAGAAAAAGAACTGTTAAAACTCTTAGTCATAATGCTAACTGTTAAATTGTCAACATCTTCAGTCTTCAGCTCTTTTATATCAGCGGTATTTTTTTCAAGAATTAACCAGTTGTGAAGCTTCGCTTCGTAAATGGCTTGAGAATCTATATCGGATTCGCTTGATCTCCAGCTGTCTAGCAACCTTTGGATCGTCGCTAAAGTCTTGTAGCTACCGACCCTTTGCTTGTAAAAGCTCGGATCGTTAAAAGAATAATTGATCTCATGAATCAACGAAGATTTTTCTTTATACAGTTTTTCAGCATTAAAATTAGTAGCGGCAATTTTAGCTTCACCGATTATCCTAGTTGCCAAACTCTCGGATGGCATCGTGGTTGAATACAGAGCGTTGAACAGCTTATACTCACGGTAAAGCTCAGTACCTTGACTAAAATATTTATTAGTTATCTTAAAAACTTTGGAAACTTTTTCTTGATCGTTATCGACCAATGATCTTGAAGCATACTTTGCTAGTTGCTCAAATATTATACCAACGTTTCTCTTCTTGTTGTGACTTTTAGACATCTTTATCCCTTCGTCAAATTTAACTCGAACCCTCTTCTTCATCGGGTTCATTAGAATCGCTTGACTCATTTAAAATAGACTTTTTACTATTAAGTAAACCAGACTTTTCGATATTTCTCAAAACATTTAAAATATCATTCGACATAACGGGCGCTGAGCCAACGCTATTATCGATATCTCTCTCGAAAGCTTCAAACGATGTAAGCCTCTGGCTTCCGTACGGCTGCCGCATTGAATCTTGTTTACGTTTATTCATCGTCATGTTACCGAAATTGGGCATGTGATAAGAAGCAGCTGTTTTCTTGCTAGAGCTAGGCTTCATTTCCTGGCCCCAGACATTTTTAATTTTCGCTTGAGCCTTCAAGGGCGCATCATCGTCATCCATCGAAAGCAATAAATCGTCTTCTTCATCATCGTCATCGTCTTCATCAATTTCGTTAAAACTAGATGGGTTATCTGACGGTTCTATTGGGACTCCATCAAGCAATTTTTCATCATTGCCCTGATCAACGGCGAAGAGGCCGCCTCCCTCTTCTTCTCCCCCAGCTTCTTCTCCGCCAGCTTCTCCGCCAGCTTCACCGCCAGATGCTTCAACCTCAGCATCATCCAGTTTATCTTGTTTCAGACCCTCCATGACTCCTTCGATTTCATCATCGGTAAGACCAAGAACATTCTTTCTAACCCACCCCTTGTCAAGCATTCCCTCTGGAACTTTACCGGCGATATCAAACCGCTGGCTAATCAACTCAAGTTTCTGTAACTGAGCTACGGAGGATGGGTTTGACAACCTCAAATCAAAATCTATGAGCTCTTCAGCGTCATACCCGTGAGAGTACAAGTGAATCATCGCAAGCTTATTCAACTCAGAGATTACTGTTTTTTGAACTCTTTGGATAGTTCTAGAAAACCTGATATCTTCTTGCGCTAGTGTTGCTTTAGAACCGATGTCTTCGTCATACCCGAGATACGCCTTTGGTATCTTTATTGCTGCAAATAATTTCTTCTGGATATACTCTACGTCCTCTATCGCTGTGGCATTCGTACCTCCAGCTAGCGTATCAATCTTAGTACCGGTATCACCGCCTCGGACTGGAATGTAATAATCTTCATCGACAGCCATCGGGTTATATCTCAAATCAGCTTGACCGGTTGTTGAGCTAGTGATAGTGCTCTTTTTAAGAGCTGATTTTGCTTGCTCTATGTAATTAGGGACGTCTTCCGGGGGCACATTACCAACATCGATATAAAACACTCGTCTCTCTGGGGCACGTATTATACGATAAACCAGCATCGCATCTTCTATGAGGATCAACTGTCGCCAGATTCGACGAGCAGATTCTAAAATTGAAGTTCCGTAAGGAAGAAAAGAATCGTTTCCCAATAACCGGAAATGAGAAATTTGCCAGTTCTCTAAAATCGTGTTGCCCTGAGTCGCCCACCGGAACCTTACTGCAGCTGGGTTATCGGGATCAAACCCTTCTTCTCTCTCAATTTCGCTAATCGGAACTGGGTAAGCGTTAATCACACCGAACTCTGGGTGGACGTCGTTAAAAAGAAAGAAATCACCGTATTTACAAAGATTCCTGACCCACATAACTAAATTAAACTCAATGTTTAACGTATCGTGAAAAAGAGTGTTCAAAAGCTCTTGTTTTTGAGCATCGTCAGAGTAAATATGCAAAACTCGGCTGTGTTCATCGGGAGACACTGTTTCTTCAGCATATATGTCTAACGCTGATGCTAACTCTGGTGTAGCTTCCATTTCACTGAAATCACTGTACCTAGCCATCCGGTCAAAAGAGCCATAAGCGCTTAAAGTAGAGTTATAGACATCGCTATGAGCTCTTTTAAACAGTTCGACCGCAGAGGATCTTCCGGAACCCGCAGAAGATTTGACTTTCCGCTTAACTACCGGACCTGTTCTAAATATTCTTGTCAGCCTATTAAAAAGACTTTCTGATTTTTCAGCCATCTTATTACCAATCTCATTATTATAATATTAGAATTATAACTTCATTAAAATTAAATTAACCACCTAAAATCCATATCTATGCTTCCCGAAAGATGCGAAGATAACACTTCATAAGGAACGCCTCTGACGCTTCTTAGTATCTTGTTTAAATATTCATTCCCGAAAGAAGAGCCAACTGACCCCTGAAACGAATTAGAATCTGATGAAAAACCAGACAACATTGCCTTATTAAGGTCCGCAGATGATTTAGAGTGAAAACTAGATGTATCATACAACCAAATACCGATCGCTAAAGACATAACTAGATCGTCATGCTTCCCGCGCATCGCCTGTGGCCTCGAACCCTTCCATATAAAGGTTTTCATCTCTTCATAAAACCTAGAAGAGTATATCTTTATTTGGTTATTCCTAATTACTTCTTCTAGTTTAGTTAAAATCTTGTTTCTAGAAGGACCTTGCGTTGAAAAGCCAGCTTTGCCAATGGGGCCATCATTATAAAGGGCAGAGATGCGATCTTTCTCCTTCTCGAAGTAAATATTTTGGCATTTTAACTCTTTTAGCTTCATCAAAACAGCATATCCGTATGTATTGCTCTCCGGGCAGATGACTGCGTTGTTATACCTCTTACTAGCCTCTATTAGGACCAAAGCAAATTGATCTGGTGGTGATTTTCCCTTAAATTCGCAAACAACTTCCGACTCGTTGGTATCAATTACATGAAAAGTTGAAAAATCAGCGCTATCGCCGCGGGATATATCGGCACTGATGACGTATTTGTTTTCTGGTTGGGCATATTTCCAAACCCAAATGTTATTGCTTGGTCCCCAGCGCTCTAATGGGTTCTTGATTGACATCATTAGCTTCTCAATGTCCCTTTGTGTCAAAAATGTCTCACCAGAAGCTTGGAAATCACACAGTAGCTCTTGCGCTATCTGCCTTTTTGTCATATTCTTGGTTTCTTTTTCAAACCAAGCATCATCTCTTTCTGGGTGAACATCCCACTGAAGTTTTATTGGGTTAAAATCATTATCGCCAGTTTCGGCTTGCATATAAATGTCATAGTACTGACCACCGACACCATTTGGCGTTGATAGAACTATTGCGCGGCCACCAGTGGACAACGTTGGGTATAAACCCATCCACAGTTCATCAAAATTCCTCACGAAAGCAGCTTCGTCAACTATTAGCAAAGAAAGCGCCTCAGAACGTCCAGCATCTTCTGATGTCGGTACTGCTTTTACGATTGAACCGTTCGAAAACTCAAGAGATTGCTTATTATTAGAAATTATCTCTGGCATTAGCAACCACTTCGGTAAATGGCGGATGATAAACTTAACTTTTCTAATGAAATTTTGCGCGACGGCCAATTTTGTGGCAATAATTAAAACATTCTTATCTTTATAGAAAATGGTTAACCAAACAGCGTACGCAGCAACTAAAGTAGATAACCCTAACTGACGGCTTTTGACAATTACGTTAAACCGGTGAGCATTGAACTCTTTTACGCACTCATCTTGAAACTCGTAAGTATCGAAATCTAACGTTCCTCGAGTAGCGTGCTGTATTTTGCAGTATTTGTTAAAGAAATAAGAAGGATTTTTCCCGCATTTGATGATCTCTTTTACTTGTCGCTGCTTCGTCGATGGGGGCATTATGAAACCTTGAGGTGAACATTCATCCTATAGTATGCATGCTTACGCGGTGAGTATGGAGATACGCTTACTAACTCTACGTCATCATCCCTGTCTTCCTCTGTGACCTTAATAGAACGACCGACCCGGTCCTTAAACTGAGTTTTCATGTTCTTTAACGCATCCGCGATGGCATCATTAGCCTCTTTTTCGTATTTAGTCTTCTGCTGCTGCATTGATTCTTCACTAGCAAAAGATATAACCGCAATGTACTTAAGAACTAAGCTATCCCCGTGTATATGAGAGGTTACTTTCATAGTATCACTAGAATAACCAAAAGTGTGATTAAATATCTGTCCTAATGCGCTGACTTCTTCTGAATTTAACATTCTTTCTCCTAAAAAAACCTATACCTCGGTTTAAATCCTGATTTCTTTCTCAATAGCCACTCGTCAACTTCTTTCTGACCCGGCTTCCAATCTTGACCCAAAAAATTCTTATTGGGTTCTATAAAACATATAAAGCACTCTGAGCAAGAATCGTGGTTGTAGACGCTGATAGTATCTTCTAAAGTTTGAAGTATACCAGAGCACACCGGACAATTGACAGCAAAGCTTTTTTCTCTTTCGTCTATATAAATATCAACAAAATTACTCATGAACTACCAAAGAATTCTTTCCCTTATTTCTAATGTCTAAAACGTTATCAACAACATCTTTAATTGCATCTATGTGCGAGATCACCAATATACACTTAAACCATTTTTTAAGAGACAGCAACAAACGGCTGCAAGCTTCTATGTTCCCATCATCGAGAGCACCGAAACCCTCATCAATTATAAGCAAATCTGACTTTGGTAAATTAGATACATTAATTAAAGCCACCCTGATGGCCAAAGATGATAACATTTTCTCCATACCAGACGCACACTCTATTACGCGCTTTGAGTCACCGTAATTAATAAATACGTCAAGAGCATTCGTGTTTTCTTCAGCCTCGATGTCGACAGTGAATTCTACAACTCCATGAAGTATCTTTTCGATTTCAGCGTTTATGATGGGAAGCTGCACACTCATTATTTTTAGCGGTATGCCTTTTTTATCAACTGCTTGAAGAAAAGCAGTATAAACATTCCACTTCTTTTTTAGCTCAGCAAATTTTTCTCTTTCTTCCTCTAGATCAGAAAGCACCTGCTGGTTTAAACCTATTTTCTCGCTGAGGCTTAGCCTTTCGGAGTCAAGAAAATTAGCGCGAGTAGATAGCATTTTTAGCTTGCTCTTTAGACGATTAATCTCTTTTGCCTCTGAACTTTCTGTCGCATTTAACTTCATTTTTGATAACTGGTTCTTAGAATCTTGAAGCTCTTGGTTAATGTTAGTATCTTCAACTTCAAGCTCCCTCAAAGACACGACCATGCCGCTTTTTTCAAGCTTTGAATCTGATTCTGACTTTAATATATCTTCGTATTTACTGACTTTATCCTCTAGCGACTCACCCAGCATTTTTTTCAAGCTTCTCTTTATTGCGGAACAGTTAGACGAAATCTCTGTGACTTTTTCTTGCTGCAGCGGAATGTTTTCTTTTGCAATGTGGGAATCTTTGATGAATTTGCACTTTGGGAACTGAGTTCCGCAGGGAACAACTTCCAGAGTGCTAGCACATTTTTTCTGGTTCTTTAAAAGAGTCTTTTCTCTCTCGAGCATGTGCTGTATCGATTGTAAATTAACCTCGATCTCTTTTTGTTGCTGCAGGTTTTCTTTTAACTCTTCAATCGGAAACTGTTCTTTTATCAAGGATATTTTTTCAAGCTTATTATCGATCTCGTTGATACTGTCAGAGATGGATAATATCCTTCTTTGCATAGACATGCTTCTTTTTAGCAAGTCATCGATATGCTTAACTTGATCTCTTATCTCATCTTCAGTAAAATCTTCAGAATTTTCGTGAGTTGCTAACAAAAGCTTTAAGCTATCAACTTCTTCTCGTATAATCTTTGACTGTTCTTCAACCTCTATTCTTTCTTGCACAAATGATTCTAACTCGAACCTTTTATTCCTGATAATAGAAGACCAGTCTCTATCTGGAGCGCTTTTCATTGAACCCTTAAGTTCTGAAAACTCTGCTTTAGCGATATTCAGCATGCTGTCAAATATGCCCAAATCCAAAAACTTAGTAAGTATAGATTTCCTGACTGTTGCGCCGTTACAGATGAAGTTATTCATCCCTCCCTGGCTGGCTAAAGATGTCAGAAGAAAATCTTCCGCAGACCCGACTAAAAGCTTAAGATCTTTCTCTGTTTCCCTTCTTTGTTCGCCGCTAAGATCTTCTACTTTTTCACCGTTCGATAATACCTTCCAAAGGTTTAAGCTCGTTGAGGCATTGGTCTTTCCAGACCTCATTGTATGCTTAACAGACTGCCTCTCTGTCCTGTATAATATTCCGTTAACGTTAAAATCTATATTAACTTGACAAAAACCTTTTCTTGAATTGATGATATGCAAATTTTTGATAGCGCCACGATCGGTTGTATTAAAAAGCCCGTACATCATAGCACCAGGAATCGATGATTTTCCAGACCTGTTTTTACCAAAAATGCCAGTTATGCCTGGAAGCTTATCAAAATCAATTGCGTTTCCAGTTCCGTAACCAAAAGTATTATCAAACCTCATCTTTTTTAAAGACCACTTTAAGTTTTTCTTGCTTTCGTTACGAGCGGCTTCCGAAGCAATTCTTTTCGTCATGTCTTCAAGGATACTGCGCTCATCGTTGCTTAAAACATAAGTCTTAGTATACTCGTTCATGAGTTTAACGTGAGTCGATGGGTTAGATAAATCAGACTTATTCAGTGTCGTATCACCGATGGTGATCGTCTCATCGTGCGTATCATCTACATCCCACTTAAAAACGACTTCAGTCGATAAGTAATTCTCTTTTAACTCATTCGCTAGCTGTTTTATCTCACTTTGTGGTATTGTCGTTGAAGACCTGATCCTAAATCTTCCCTGCTTCATCGATTCATCCACCACCACTAAAGTTTTTTCAATACTTCCCTCCCAGGGGATTGTATAAAACGAACGTGGGTTAGAAACAGCGACAAACTTAACGTCAAAATCATCACGATCTCTAATGTCCCATATGAGGTATCCTTTGTCCGGATCTTCTCCATAATTCTGTTGTATTGTGCTACCTGGATAAGCTATGCGCTGATCTTCAACAAGGAATTGTGATTTATGAATATCACCCAAAAAAGCAAAATCAAAATCTTTAAAAAACTCTGCATTTATCTGGTCGTTTTCGCTAATTTCGAAATCACTATCGACTTTGCATCCCCAAACCGGTCCGTGAAACAAGGCTATACTTAAGCCCTGTGGGCTTGGGTTTACTTCCTCCCAGGATTCTTCATCAAAACACGAAAAGACACACCAGCTAACACCGTGACCCTCTATCGGATATGTTCCGGACTGTTTGTACAGTTTAATGTTATCATCGCCTATAGCTTCAACAATCGGGGTGATAGCATCTTGCCTGTCTTTGTTCAAGATGAGACCGTCGTGATTGCCCAGGATCGCGTGAACGGGGGCGATTGATGCTAATCCCTTAAACCACCAGACTAAAACTTGAATTAATTCTGGAGAAATGCCTTGAGTCTTCGAGTGTACTATATCGCCACCGATGAATATAGCGTCTAAATCTTCGTCTCTTAAATCGGAAAATATTCTTTCGAAAACTTCGATATACTCATCGTGACGTGATAGCCCTCGAAAGTGAATGTCAGCAAAATGTGCGCATCGAAAACTCATGAATACCTTAAATTAAAGATCCGGATTTTATCGAAGAGATCAGGTTCAAAAGCCGGTCATCATTACCGAACTTTTTAGCTGAATTTAATCTTTCGAAAAAAACTTTTTTGGTCATCTCTCCAACGTCATCATACCCGTTACAATCTAAAATCCTAACAGCAATTCCGTAAGAATTCAGAAGCGATGCGATCTTATACATTTTCGTCCTCATGTCTGGATCAAGCGCCAAACAGACAGGAGTATCATTTTTTACTATCATTCTAAATAGGTTCTGATCTTCTTTTAAAGAACAACCCAACAAGCATGTAGCGTTGTTATTAGCTTTCACTAAATCAAAAGGGCCCTCTACGAGTGTTAATTCTTTGCTCCAATCAATGTTTATTTCATTGAAAATAATATCTCTTCTTGGGACTCTCGAGTTAATGTACTTCATTCTAGAATCTTTAAAAACAGAACGAGCTACATAGTAATTCAGGCATCCATCGCTATCAAACGACGGCATGATTACTCGATGTCTCAGCCTTCCAAATGGTGTCGCGCACAGTTTAAAATACCAGAGATCATCATCCGACATGCCTCTTGACTGAGAGTATTTTATGCTTGCTTTGATGTCCGGATCGATGGACTCTTTGGATTCAACTAATAAGACAAATCCTTTCGGAAGCTCAACTTCTGGCACCTCGTCCAAATTAACAGAAACTTGGTTATCAGAATTATTCATTCTCTTAAAAACGCGAGAAGATTCATCAGCTAAAGATGGGAAATATCTAAAAGCTAGCTTGCGTACGCCCAAACCGGAAATACCACACACCCAGCAGTTGTACTGTTGCGTCTCTAGCTGGATCACTAGTTTTAGCTTTGAAGAATTGTGTGATTTACACTTTTTGTTCGGGCACGAAACTTCAACGTTAACGTTATCTGGTGTCGGTCTAATTTTTTTAAAAGCTCGACGTAAGAATTTTATTTTTTCATTTCGCGACAATCTAATCTCTTGTAGCTAGATCTCTAGCTATAACATAAGCATCTGCCATATCATAACATTCTTTGATCAAGACTACAAAGCCTTTTCTCGGACCCTGTCTCATGACCTTGGTTGGCCAATCAAAACTTGGTTCGAGAGACGATACGTGTTCTTGAACTTGTTCTTTTGTGTTTTTGTCACTTTTTCGATTGATCTTTATGCCCAGGTTCTTTCTAGCCGAATTTACGTTAATAAACTCTGGCGTTAATTCAAAAATTTCCTGTGATATGTAAGAACAAATTCCGTTAAACCTTGCTAACGTCACGATCGTTTTAGCGCTAGATAAGCCGGGTCTAAATGCTTGCAAATTTTCCTCTATCCCGACCCTAGTTACGTTTAATTTGTTAGTTAATAGGGATAATTCTTCTTTAAATTTTTTCCCCTTGTCGAAGACTGACTTTTCTTTTTCTAAGTTTATGTATTCTAAAAGCTTAAGTTGGTTTTTTTCATTTAAAACGCAAACACCAACAACGGATGTGGATATATCTAGACCTAATATCATTTAAAATTATATCTGCTAGAAATCCATCTTAAAACGAAAAACGTAACGATCGTTATCTTTTCTGACTATTGGACGCGATAGATTTACTTTACCAACAACATTTAAGTTTTCATCGTGGATAAACATATTAGTGATTAAATTACAACTGCTTTCAGCATCAGCTGGAAGATTTGTCGGTCGAAGATTTTGGAATGTTGGATTAGAAGAACTAACAGCTTCATCAGCAGATATTGGTATTCTCATCTCTAGCATATGTATATTACGATCACCCCTAAAATCAACGTTAAATTGTTGCATGCCAAAAGGTGGTATTGTCGGATCCATAAGGCAAACCATACCCTCTTCATAGATAATGTTTCCGACAGCTGCCCACGTTGGATGGCTACCCGAAGCGTTGCAGCGATAAAGCTCTCCCATGCCGTTATCTTTAAATGATAACTGCATTTTTCCAGCGCTGCCGGTGACGTAAGGATCTCTGAGGACAAAAGATTCTCTCTTTATCAGATCTCCGTAAAACATGTTTGATATATCAAAAAACGTAATCTCATTTGAGTCTGTATCTTTTGTCCTGTTAAGAACGACTAAATCGATATTGCTTTGATCTCCGTAAACTTTAGATGCCGCTATTGTAACGACTGTTCCACCATCGGAAGAAACTTGGATATCTACCGGCGGTAACAAAGCTTCAGTTATACCGTCAACGTTAGTCGTGTTTAAATCTTCAGAAAGAAGCTGGTTATACTGTTCTTTCATATCGATCAAGTTTCTCATAGATACTCGACCAACAGTCGGATAGCCCTGATCGTTAACGAAATAATCAGATGAAGAACCGCTTGTTAACGTTGATATGCGTGTTTCTAGGGTAGTAAACTGAGGTCTGTGGTCTCCACAGTCACTGGGCAATAGAGACAGGTTGCGTTTTCTGTTCTGAGGCCTCAGATAGAGCGCTTCAGTTGCCGGCATGAAATCAAAATCATCAGCATCAAAATCAGTAAAAGTACCAAGCGCTTCTTGTTCGTGCAACTGGTGACACCTAGCCTGAGCGCCAGTCACTAAATCGTAACAAAAATTTTCCAAGCTAATCGACCTAGCCCCCAGACCAAACGATAGCTGAGTATTAAAGGGAGTGTGAACGGTCGATGTTGTTGATTGCGATGGAGTCTCTAAAATCCTTCGCATCGAGCTTGACGGTACAAACATCGGTGGAAGATAAAACAAGAAATTAGAATCTGTGAATTCGTAGTAACCGCTAGCAGCAGTTGAAATAATCTCTTCGTCTGTCCTATAACGTCCAAAAATCCGTATTTCTTGCAATTCTGCATTTAATGGTGCGTTAAAAGCTATATCCGACTGAGTTGTTCCAACGCTAGTGCCGTCTCCAGTAAACGTAAACTGTGGCACGAATTTATCTGGATCTTTTTCACCTGGAAAATGCTCTGCTAATTTCTCTACGCCAAATTTGTAAGCAGCATAATCATCGAATAAGTCAGCAGTTTTGTCAGCAGTAGATGGGCAATTATCTAAAGAAGCAACTAGATCATCACCAGAAACTGGAAGTTTGTATTTCACATCATCCGAAGCTGTATTTTGAGAAACTTGCACAGCTCCAGCTGCGTTAGTTGCATCTAAACGCCACTGTTCTAAACCATCAGCATCTACAGTCGCATTAAATCTATTACCAATAACTAAAGCCGCTGGAATATTATTTTGTATGGCTTTTGGCTGACTCGGTGGGGCGGGATCATCTACACCAAAGTGTTTCCTAATTGAAAAAGTGTCTTCTATAACAAATTCCCCAGCGGTGTGTCCATCAATAAAAAAGCTACCGGTATAAAAATTCTGTGTTGCGCCACCCCACCGGATCGCGCAGTAGCTCCAAACGTCTTTTTTTAACACATCGCTAGATAAGAATATCTTCCTCTTTCCGCGATTTGCATTTCCGACCGCAGGATCGACGTGACCCGGTGGCAGACTAGCATCAAACCCAAGCTGTAACATCAACCTGAAAGTGTTAACTCTTCCGTAAGAATCTGTGCCCGAACCCGATATCAATGATATGCTGTAGCAGTTCGGCATGTGCATGATAGTTCCAGCATGAAAGGGTTCTTTGCTATCCTGGGGTCGACCTGACTCATAATCGGTTGTATACCTTGGGTTGATAAAAAACTCATAGCTAAAAGACGCTGACGGAAAGTACCTCCCGGGGCGGTCGTCGACTGTCGGCACGGGAAACACGATCGCTGAATCGCTTGGAACGTTTGATGGGTACCTGGCTGATGATGTGAAGAAATTCAGGCAGTGATAATTGGTAAAACCGAAAGATAGCGGTTTCTCATACTCGCTCTGATAAAACGGAAGCATGCTTTTTATGAATATTGATTTTCTGATCGTGTTTGCGTTAAACTGGTGCGGCATATCAAACCGGTAAACGATCAGTTTTTTCTGATTGTCTAAAGATCCTGCAAGTCTTTGAACGTTATTCAGGTAATTGTTGACTATCCCACTGATATTTCTTCTTTTTACATCTCCGCTAGCAACGTGATCTTTTACTATCGGTATTGTGGACTCCCAGCTTTTTGGGGTCCACGAACTGTCAGCGACTGATCCGCTTGTTTCAGTTCCCAGAAGCGACATCGCATCGAAGCGATACTCTTTTAGCTCATCAGTGATCGTTTTTAAAGTAACGCTACGTTCGGCGAAAAGAAAAACGTCCCCGGTATAACCAGCAGAACTCGAGACGAAATTCTGCGTCGGGTGTACCTTGATAGAACTGACCTTGATGTCATCAGGTAGTATAGGGATTAAAGCCATGTTATCCCCTTTAGAAGTCTAATCTTACCCTGATCGTTAGATCCTTTTCGTCGTTTTTCTCTATGGGTCGAGAAGTCTTGGCGACTGCTAACAGTTCGTCATAATCGCCGTAAAGACCGACAGTCGTGATGTAAGAAAATGGTTTTTCAAGCGTGTTGATTGCATCGCTTGTCACGACAATGTTACCCGTTGAATCGACGTAAGTTGGGTTAGCTGAGTAGTTGAATTCATCGGGCATAGCACGGATGAAATAGATGGTTGAGTTAATCTCTGTTTTATTCTGAAATGTTATCGCTGTACCAGCGTCAGTACCGAACCTTGCGCTACAAACGTGGCTTACTATGTCATCAACAGAACCGCTAGTGAAAAAATACGGGTACACCTGACCGCCTGTGGTCACAGCGGCAGTATAAGCTGTTGGCGCGGTGCCAGCAGCTGAACCGTCAGTGCCGTAAGTTAGGACGCGGTTCGCTTCTACGCCATCTGTCGTTTCTTGTGGTGGGCCGAATAACGCTTTACCCGCGGGGATGGCATCAGCCGCTGAGAAATCTCCGACAGCACTTGATGCGGTCGAAGTCATCGCATCGATCACCCCGAAACCAATATCGGTACTAGCAAAGACTTTTTCAACATCTAAAACTACGGTACCGTGATCGTAAAATATCAGACCGACAGTCTTGCTTGTGTCAGATGCCCAAACTATGTTTCCAACTTCGCCGCCGAAAGTTACCGGTCGGTTCGTTGATGCTCCGAAATCTGTATAAATTCTTTCGTTAGTCCCCTGGGTCTGAAACAGGTTATCAGCATACGCTCGAGTCCCCGTTTTTGCTGCGGCTAAGTTGTATTTCATCCTCATCGCAAACGTTTCACGCTTGATACCGTCTCTAACAAATAACCGGTGAAAAGACAAGAACAAAGCTGCGTGGATCTCATCAGTAGCTGTTGTAGAATCAAAGGGCGCAGAGAATATCTGTTCTTTACCGTTTTCTTTGGAACCGGGACCCAAGAGGTTTGTAGAAAACTGCTTGTAGATATCTTGTTTTTCCCTCATCATTATCGATTCTTTTACATATCGCCTTTTACCAGCGGTGTCTTCAGAGATAAACGCAGCTGGAGCAACATTCGAACCAGTTGCCGGGGTAGAGGAAGAAGAAAAACCGAAAGTGATATCAAAAAGGCTGTTTGCTGTTTGAAGGCTAAAATCTTGATCGAAAACTGTCTGGTAAAGAGAAGAAGTAACACCGGGACCGATGCTAGAAGTTACGAAAACTTCGTAACTTTTTCGAGAATTTGAGCCAGAGACATCCTCTCTAACAATATCTACTAACTGATTTAATACTGATTTAGTATTTCTAATATCATTACTTAATAAAGACTTAAAAACGGCCACTTAGAACTCCATTAAATTAACTGTACTTTAAACTAAGATTTATCGTGTGTTGGATACCCGTCAATAAGCCGGTTACTACAACAACTGTCGTTATAGCACCCTCTGAATTACCGAAAGTATTGTATATCGTTTCATTCAGGGACGATTTGGGAGATAATGTCAAGTTTAATGTCGGATTACCGCTAGTCCCAACAGACGCTGCCTTACGATACATGGCCATCTGATCTCTTTGAGAAATGTAAGACACGGGAAGGGGATTACCAGAGGCATCTTTAACAGTTAAAAACCTGCTTGATGCCCTTATCATAAACACAGATTCTTGTATATCAATGGGAACAGTAGTGCCAGAAGTGTTACTAGAAGTCCCAGTACCTATCTTTTGAACTAACCTAACAGATGTTGACGGGCTATTGCTTATCTGAATTAGCGGCGTTGTTACGTTGGTAGAGATAGTTCCTTCTGACGCGTTAACGAGACTTGGAAGCTGAGTCTCTACCTGGCTTGACATGCTTAATAGTTTATATTTCAACCCAAGGTTATTGCTTGTTTGAGCCTCGAAAATAGGAGTATTTTTCTCTATCTTCTCTCTTCCGACAGTTAAGCCGAATTTTTTTATCAAGCTATAGTCTATTTCATCGTCGCCCATTGCAAACTTGACAATCGAGAAAGAACCATCGTTTTGTGCCAGCCTCTGGCGGCCTAAATCTGTTAAAACTGCATCAACAATTATGTTATTAGTACTGTGATCAAGAAATCCCATAAATGTCTCCCAACTTACAATTAAATATACCTACAAGCTAAAAAGAGTAAAATTTATTCCTCTAAAGCAAGAGCTTAAGCTTGTTATTCGTCATCCGTCTTTATTTGGTTTTTAGAAACTCCCAATAATCCAGCAACTTCTTCGATTTCTGCAAAATCACCCAAGTTAAAATCAGTCCTATCATCAATTTGATATTTCAAAACGATATCATCATTTCTATCTGGGTTTAATATCTGCAAATAGTAGCAATTACTCAAGTGGCCACCCGCGTCGGGATCCATGCATTTAACTACGTCTTTAATAGCTCCCTCGCCACGACCTAATTTGATCTTTTTATAATCGGGACGGAACTTAACAACCGCCCTCCTGTATCTTGCTGTTCGTGCAGAATCTTGAAAAGCACGAGTCGATACATACCAATTCGGAAAAACCAAAGGAGCACCCGGTGGAGAGATCTGTCTTACAGATAAATTGTGCGTTTTGGCATCTAAGTTAATTTTTAACTGTGCTCCATAATTCGATATCTGTCCGTGAGCATCAATCGCGCAGACCGTGTAAATGTAATCCCTGTCAGACTTAAAAGTAAAATCTGAGTATACTGTGTTGGAATCTCCCAATTCTAGCCTCTTAACTAAATCGTGGCGATTGGGTGGTCGCTTCTTGTTTGCTATAAAATCTGAATACTCTAGTAAAACTTTGATCTCTTGTAAGCTTTGTTCCTCGTCTTCGATCGAGTAATTAAAATCATAAATCTGAAGCAGCCTGAACGGTTCGTATATAGTATTTCGTCTAAAAATTGCAAAATAAGTAGAATCTCTCTGTTTATCTACCGGGAAAGCCCAGTTTAAGGTTAAAGCTTTTTTGTAATACTCGTAAAACGCCGAAATATCTCTTGGGTATGATGGAGCTTTGGTTTCTCTCGTCTCAACTCTAAGAATATTCGAGTAAGGCGTGTTGACAAAATAGCTTCTTTTTATCATATCACCAGTATTACCCAGTGGGATTGTAATACTGAAAGTTACTATACCTCTAATTGTGTACTTGTACTCTTTATCATAATTTAGAGCAGCGTCAAGATACCTATTCGGTATATCTCCAGCAGTTCCCTCTTCGTTATTAAAACACGAAACAAAAATTAAAGGAAATTTTTCTGACCTATATTTTACTTCATCATCTTCGCCGGGTTCTACCGCTTGTTCTTTTTCAATCACGAATCCGACAAGCTTAAAATCAGAAATTCCGCTATTGGTAAAAGAATTAATAACTTCAACATCGTAACAAGCTGCGGATGAAAGCGTTCGTTCTAGAGGACCAGCTGGTTCTCCAACTATGGTTTCAATATCACCTGAACTTTTTTGAATGCCCAGTTTATCCATAAACTCTTTCCAATAGATCAAGTTTTTTACCCGAGCTTGCATCCCTAATAACTCGCCAGAAAACCCGCTGGAATTAATACCCATTCTCCAGAGAAACTCAGAATTCATAACTATAGTAACATCTTCTGGTATCGCTTCAGTTTCGGGATAGTCTAAGTTTTCCAGCAAAGCGCTGTCTCTCACATCAACTACAGATTTTGAATCACCTGCAGCAGAATTGCTAAAATATTTATCGAAATATGCTTTATCGGCCATGGATGGTGGCGTGGTCTTCAATCCCTCTGCTGAGTAGTCCTTTGTGCTACTCACACTTAGCATGTTCTTATACTCAGTTTTTCCCACCACATCTTTCCAAAGAAACTCTTGTCGCTGAGCATATCCCGTTGAATCTACCTCTAAAGCAAACCAATTGTTAGTAGTTGAACCATCTTCACCCATAGCAGAAAACATGTCTAAATACTCGTTGGTGATATTAACAAAATCGCGTTGCTGGACCTCGAAGCTATCATACTCTTCAGAACCACTCATTGCTAACACTTGAGATGTTGACATATCACTCGGTCTCTTCTTAGTTAAACCAACTAAGTATCTAAAGACATCTATTTGAGATTTTGAAGCGACATTATCTTTATCAAACCCACCGGGTGGTTTCCATGCTAACCTGATATAGCTTGGTACTTTTCCGCTAGAGATCTTGTTAAACCCGTCAGATTCTACGTTTTTTCCCGTTATCGTCTTAATCTGTTCCATGGTTTTTTGGTTAAAAATTGGATTCTTAAAGCTGTACCTAGTTCTTTCGTTTTGAGTATAAAAATTGTAAATGAATATGTTATTAAAATTTAAGTTTTGGACAGTTGGGGCTGAATTTTCTTGATCGTCTTTCTTGAAGTGGGATTCCCACCGTGGCGGTGGCACGTTAACGATGACAACTCCCATCGATGTTTTAGAAGCTTTATTGTTCTTAATATCTACCATCTTTAGTTACTCGACCCAGCCTTTTTAATTTTTGCGCGTAAAGTTAACGGATACATAGAGTTTCTCTTAACTCTTCCATCAGTGCTGTTTAAGTAAGGCAAGCCCTCTCTTATTAAAGAAAAATCTTTTATCTCTTGACCATCTATTAACTCAATCTCTCCTGGTGTATCAATCAAACTACCGTCCAATTCTTTTCGGATATTTTTTTGCAAGACAAAATCATCTAGCTTGTATGTTAGACCGACAATATGATCAAAAACAAAACCGTGCTCAAACTGTTCTAACACCTCTTCCACATTGGAAAAAACTTCGTTTACTGACGTAAGTATTTCCGCAGCTGCTAAACTCCTCTTCGTAATCGGTTGTTCAAATTTGAACGGATAAAATATTTTGCTCTCTAAATCAACAGCATCTTTCGCGAATAACGCGTTACTAAGATCGTCAAACTTAAATAGATCTTGCCGACCGATCTCGTCAAAGTGAGAGTAAAAAGGCGTTGAAGCTTCGTCTATCCTAGTCCTGTCATAGAAATACTTAAGCAGATGCTGCGGACCTGTTTGAGCATTTTCAGCAACATTGCTAGCTCCTTTAAAAGTAGCAACTATTTTCGCCAAACTTTCCCGCATGGGTTCTTGGTAATTCCTCTCTTCAGGCAACTCTCCCCTTCTATCTGGAAAATAATCTCCGACCGGAGCGTGACTGTTAAGATAGGGTATCGTGTATTCAAAAAAGTTCAAACCCAAAACGTGATTAGCATAAATCTTTAAAAATACGCTTAGTATTTCAACTTCATCGCTATACCCCTTTTTGACTTTAGAAACACCGCCCCTTAAATACCCAAGCGAATCAGCGAGTCCACGCCTGTTGTTTGATACTTCACTTCCCAGTGAAGAGACAGATATTCCTTCGTTAAATCGTGCTAGTATATCTTCAACTCTAGAATGCTGGTTTTCTTGAGAATCCCAGTTAGTTGCAATTTTGATAATTTTACCACGAGAAAAATTTAAAACTTTTGTCTCAGGAGATCGTTCTTTCGGATCAAACTTAAGAACTATCCATGGACGAAAATAATCAAACAACTCAAGCTGAATCTCAAAATCACCATCGCCAAAGAGGGAAAAATGACCCTGGGTACTTTCGTCTTCATTGTCCAGATCATCCGGTGCTGACAGTATTCTTGTTAGCTCGCCAGTTTCTATACCGACAAAACAAACTCTAGTGTTTTGAGAATCGATCAAACCCAATTCATGAAACCACCTTTCTGCTTTTTTGTAAGAGTTAAGCTGGTTATGCTTGCTACCGAAATGGGGAGACTTAACCTCATTAGCAGCGGCACCGTGATTGTTTGGTGGAGCGAATGGGGTAAGTTTAAAACCGGGAACTATGCTAAGCTTTTTCCTGCCACCAGGACCGTATGGCAAATACCACGATTCTTGAGAGCCGTCATTTCCATCGTGTCCGTGAGTCATCGCCCTGACCCTTAACGCGTTATAATTGTCTAACACTTCTGGCGTAACGTTGACAAACCCAATCTTAGATATCTGCTCAACCGCTAACTGATTTGTCTTTCCTTGCTGCGCATTTTTTAAATCCTTAGCGATTTTTTCGTAGGTTGACATTGACAAATCAAAAACTTCTCTATAGAGTTCAGCATACTGCTTCTGAGCATACAAGTACTGGTAATACTGCCTCTCTAAGCTATCAACGTTATTCACACTATTCTGGTGGGTATAATTTGACCAAGTTCCAGAACTTTGAGCATCAACATTTCTTGAAATATTACCCCATTTTGGCACAACAGCAATTTCCGGCGGGGTGTAATCTTCAACCCACTCCCTCTTAGCAGTTATTTCAAAATACGGATGATCTTCTTGCCAGAAAAAGCAGTAAGGTAACTGGGCCACGGTGGCTCTTGCTTTTCGTTGATTAAAGCGAGAAGTACCGGTAGCTATCTCACAAATTTTGGCATGCATGTTTGTAAAAAACGTTTTAGCTTTAACTTTTTCAGCCTCAATTTTTCGCTCAACCCGGGTATACATCGCACGGCTCCATGGAGCTTCCATCCACTCTTGGTAAGCATCTTCACCGTATGAATTGTAATACTGCGTTGCTGAACCCTCTCCTGTGACAAACTCGTTAATAGTGTATTCTTTATTTTGACCGTCGCCGGAATAATTACCGTGCTCATCAAACTCTAGACCTTCGTTGATTTCACTGACCATGTAATCAAGCGCCATAGTACCCAAAGGGAGGGCTACATGCAAGTTATTCTTGTACCAATCTAAGCTTCTATCATAAAACGGTTGAGTACCAGAAATATTGAATCCCTTAACGTAATCTGGCAAATACGTTGCTTCAGCGTCAGCCTCGGCTGTCCCGAAACCCATCGAAGGATTCAGCGTGCCCATCTGACCGGTACCGTCTTTATATACTGGGTCTGGGCTATAATGCGTCCAGTTTGAACCACCCTCTCCTGTAAAATATAGATAAGTAGTTACGGTATTTGCATCACCCTCAGAACCGATATACTCAGTCGGTATGCCACTATTGAGGTATTTAAACTCTGGATAAAATCTACCCGCGCGGACGTCATCTAGATCATCTGGATACGGATAATACTCAGACGCGATATCTTTTCTATAGTATACATCTGCAGCGGTTATCTTGTTGTGCTCTATATCTTCGTCATGAAAACCCTCAGCTTTCCCAAGAAAAACTTGCCGGGCGACGGTTGAGATAGCTTTAAGACCGTCGTCTATCCGAACTAGCCCGTTATCCGGACCTCTATCTTCGTATGCCCACATCCAATCAACTGGGACTGCAGATATTGTCGGTGCGTGACCCGTGTACTCTAAGATCCAGTCAGGTATCAACCCGATGCCCGATTCAGCACCCTCGGCAGGTTCTCTGGGGTTCGGTGGATTATAACCGTCTCGAGAGTAGTAAAAATAATTATCTGGTCGCGGGGGTGGGGTGCCGTCCTGGTTATTATTTCCATCTACCCATCGACTCCACCAGGCATCCTGGCGGCCGCCCTTCTCTGGGTTTTTGGAAAAGCCGTAGGTCGGGTGGTTGTGAGCGTGACGGACCCAATCCCAAGTTTGATGCCCCCAACCGATGACAGCTGGGTCATCTTTCAGGTCATTGTAAAACAACCTTGCGTACTCGTACTGCTGTCGAAAACCCTCCACATTGTTGGACATCGTTATCCCAGTATCAGTTAAACCGCCGTTTAAATCATCATAGTAAGCAAGAGCTAAAAACAAATTTGCCATCACCCATCTTGCGTTCTGGTTACCTCTTCGGTAATCCTCGACAGCTTCAACATCTGAGACAGTGACTGGGCCACCGAATGAGTTATAGTGAGCTGCGTTGCCGCCGGAGGGGTGGTGATCGCCCAAGCGCCAGTCAGCGTACATATAATTGTCGCGGAACCCGCGGTTGTACGTCCGGCCATTGCCATAGAACTGTGCGTGATGAAAGCGAGGGCCAACGCGGACCGACTCTGGTAACTCTTTAGCAATACCGTCTACAAGCATGTTACGATCGTTAGTGGGCCGACACCTGAGAGCGTGGGCGAACGAGTAAGTCCTTTTCTTCAGTTTAATATCAAATTTAATTCTAGTTATGATCTTGACTATCGGCTCTGACAATGGATAAATTTGGACCCAGTCACTTGAGTTATCTTCAGTGAAGTTATCCATTCTTCCCCTGAACACTTGCGAACTTCCTACAAGATCATTAATGATCGGCATCTTTTCTAGTAGCTCGTTATACCATTTCGTTGGTAACAAACCTACCCTTGAGGAAAAGAAAGCATGAACTCGAGTAAAAGTACCCTCTCCAAGGGCAGCAAAATCACTTTGATTTTGCTCAAAATTTCGCCACCCGCCCTGCTCTAAGAAAATAGGTTTGGAAGAATAACCAAAAAATGTATCTGCATCGCTTACGTCAAAATTAAAAGTCGTTTTTTCTCCATGGGTGTAGCTTATTAAAGCGCGGTCTGAAACAGAGAGTTGAGTTTTCAGTTTATCTCTAAATTTAATATTTTTCGGAACACAAGAAAACAAAAAATCACGATAATCTCTTCTGTTTACTAGCGCTGTTGTCTTATAAAGAAAATCGGTTTTTTCAAGCGTAGTTCCGCCTCGATTTATACCATGCGGAGCATCATCTTCTGATGCGAGCTGGATTTTCTGCCTTTGAAACGGGCTATTGAGCGAAACGTGCGGTAAGAATCCAGAACGAGTGTGAATTGCGAAAGCAGTCCACTCATCTATAGAGTTATTGATAGGTTCAACAGCTAATCTGAAAACTGGCTCTTTTGACAACTGATCCTCAGCAATCTTGAAGTAATCGTTCGCCCGGGCGACATACTCATTTAGCTGGTAAGCTAACTGAGCCTGGCTTCCTCCCTCCGTTGTAAAAGTTCTTAACGTTCTTCGTATATTATCAGAGTAAGTACTTGTTCTATCATAAGATGATTGAGCATCTCTCACGTCATAATACCCGCTAGACACCACTTCTTGACGGTTTGAATTTTGAACTTGCTTAAACTTAAGCTTAACTTTGGGTAACTCTTTCGTGAATATCTCAGCTATCTTAACGTATTCCCAAACTACATCAAAAAGATCCTCGTCAGACATATTAACGATTTTTTCATCTTGACGGTTTTCAGCATTAGTCACTAATCCCAATCCACGGAAGATACCAAGCGGGTTATCGTTAAAGCTTGATTTACCCTCTATTTTTTCGAAAATATCTGCTAAATTTTGACCGTCTTCGATGGTTTCCTGGGTTGGATAGCCGTAAAAAAGCTGCGCGCATATAGCTTCTGCAAGCATTATTAGAAAATTATCATCCCTATCCAAGTTTAGTACTTGGCTTCTCAACTTATTTATCGCAGACTGCTTAACGCCGTCATTCAGGTTTAACGAAGCAAAACCAGCTGTTTCTTTAGGACCGCCGGCTCCGATACCACGAACGCCCATAACCATATTATCTATTGTTCTAACATTAGTCTCTGCAGCAGTAGCATCTGTTCTTTGCGGTCTTCCTTCAGCAGGTTGTCCCTCAGAATTGCGTCTTGCTCGTCCCTGGTATTCATACTCTTGTTCTGTCGCTCCCGGACTGTATCCACCCTCGGAAGTAAATAAAAAATCTTGAACAACACCGGCATAATTTTCTTGCGCATCAGCTCGTCCAAAGAATCTGCTAACGGCATTAACAAATCCTTCTGAGTTTGGTGACATGCCAGTTCCAGCTTCAACTGTTCGAACGATGTTTCTTCGATACTGTGCTAAAGCCCTATCCCTGTTTCTTGGTAATTCGTCTACACGATCAGCTAAATTTGAAACATTGCTAAACAAACCAGAAACTAAGCTTGAGTTATCAAACCCCTCCCTAACTACATCTTCGTTCATCTGGTTCATCAAACCGATTTTTTGATTCAAAGTGAACCTAGTGAATGCTTTATTTTCTTCAAAAAAAACAGATTTTGGGTTGTTAAAATCCCTAATCCAGTTATTGTCTTCAATTTTTTCGTGATACTGTGAGTACAAAGCGTTTGCAGCTTGAGAGTAAGCTATATCGCTGTAATAATGTGAAAAGAACGGTGAACCGACGTCGTTATACCTTTCAGATAGCTGAATCAGCACAGCGAAAAAGATATATTTCCTCTTTGAATCTATTGACATAGATCCAATAACCGTCCCGTTGATCAGCGAATTTATATCATCTCCCAGCTGACCGCCAGCAGCAACAGTGGCACCTACAGTGCCGCCCTCAGCAGTAGTACCGGCAGGGATATCTTGACCGGTGGATAAATTTTGAGTAAAAACAGAAACACTGTTACTGTTTGCAGAATTTCCCAATAGTATCCTAGACGCTCTATTAAACGCGTTGCTCTTAAAAACTCCCAGCGAATAATTTGATAACTTAGTACCGCGACTGCTCGATCCCTGATGCGCATAGTGCGAAGCTAGTAACGCGCTGTTATAGATATACCGACCGACTCGTCGCTTCGTTATGTGGGAAACTATATTCCTGGGATCTAGCAAAACTAAAACTTCTTTTTCTCTAACTTCAGCATCAACTGAGTATTCTATTCCGGCCATTACGTTGCCGCCGATCACTGTTTCCCTGATCGGACACATTTTATCGATAAGCTTCTCGGAAAGGTTTACCAAACTTTCTGGCCCGTTCTCGAACGGAAAAGCTTTTAGTATCTCGACTTTTTTGTTAAAATCTGAGTCACCAAGATTATTTTTGATGTTATCAATAAGCGCCAACAGCTGACTTTTCTTTAAAATCAAAACATCTCTTATCGTCATAAAATGCATTATCAACGAACCAGATTTTTCTAAAGCATCATTAATCAAAAACGGAGCAAAAGTAACAGCTTGATTATTCCTTTTTATTGATTTAGTTCTAGCAAAAATTTTCTGGACATCATCTTCTATTACATCATCAACTTTACCGTTGGGTAAGATCCTGCCCTGCGATATAACGAATGTACCAGCTGTATCTCGTGGTGATTTTATATCTAAGTTTGGGTTTTCATCCGCGGATGCGTACTTAAAATCTGATTTAGCTCTTAGTATTTTTCTTCTAATCTTTAAAGCTGAGCTATAGATATCATACTCGATAAAATCACTCACTACCGGCATTGTCGACGCACCGGAATAAACATTTTTTCCCGACCTAAACCTTGCTCCCGAAACATCATTGTGGACAAATTTCATTTCTTCTATGTAGTGATTTATATTCCTGATAGATTCTGAAGCTGATTTAATGAAAAATTGCCAGTGATCCGATTTGTCAAACTTAAAACTTAACTCTTGATCGTCAAACGTATTAAACCGAAAATTATGCTTCAAACTTTCGTAATTTGTTGGGGCGTGCGGGCCGAGGTCGTTGTAATTAGAACCCCAAACTATTCGATTAATAAAATCTATGTATTTATTAGCTTTTAAATTATCTTTCCAAGCTGTCCGGGCCATGAATCGAACTTTGCCGATATCGATAGCCATTTCTTTGTTGAACTTCATTTGCCTGGGTTGCGCATTAACAGCTTGAATTACGTATTCGTCTATCTGATATAGCATTGCATAGACTTCTAAGATCTTTTGAAAACAAGCCGACATGCCCGTTCTTGATTCGGTCTGTTCTTCGTTGTAAGACCTGATTACGGGATGGCGTGCGTACAGCCCTATATTCATTCTATCTAAATTTCCGGTAGAGTCAACCCTGTACGTCCGCGGATCTTTTGCGTTCTTAGGATTTTCCTCACCAACATAATTCTCGAACATGATACAGTTAGCAACCCAGTCTCTCCAGACTCTAGCATCTGAATTCCTTCGCCACATCTTAGCAGAACCAGAGTCTTTTTGTGCCGCTAACCCAGCAGGTTCGTCAGCGCCGGTTTCTTCTAAGTCAAAATTTAACGGTACATAATTGAAGTCGGCCAGAATGTGAACCGGTTTGCGCTTTATCTCTCTCTGCAGAAAACGGTCGCCGTCGGGTTGCTTAAAAAAATCAACAAGCTGTTGATCAGTATAATTGATTTTTGTTGTAGTCTCTGCAACACCGGTATTATGAACAATGGCTGCCGGCGTGGGAAGCAAACCCTGATTGCTTGTAGATACAACGATTGATTCTCTTATATTTTCATGTCGTTCTTCATTAGAAACAGCGATATTGTTGTTACTACTTTTGGGAGAAGTGTTGGATATCGTCGGATTGATTCCTTGAGCAGAATTTTTTCCGCTGTTATTTCCCATTTAAATCACCTTATTACCCTCTAGCCTCATGTCAGCGATATCATATATATCACTAGCAGCAGCTCCGCTGATATCAACTTTAAAATCATTATAAACTGGGTAAATCTTAAACCTTACGCGAGTGCACGCACCAAGCATAGAAAAAGTCCGCATTTTATAATTGGTAAAACCCAAAAACGGGTACGCTGAAATTGGAATTTCAATATCTTCTATTATAGCTGTAATAACAAAAAAGTCGATATGTACCGGCTTGGTCCACTGAGTGCGCATTCCGGTGGCATTCCACTTTAATAAAAACTCTCCATCATCTGGAAAATAAACTGCGCTGAGTCGCATCACTTTGTGCCTCTTGCTGCCACCGCTGTTTAAAGCTTCGTAAATACCGCCAGAACAGACTAGCCTAGCAAGTTTGCTATCGGCAGAAAACCTAGATAAAGTTTGGTACAAGATGTCACCCGTTTGTGGGTCTTTCGTTCTGGCGGGTATTACACCGGCAGCGCGACCGACAGTGCTAAAAAACTTGCTTGTATCTTTTAGAAAAGTCTTCATAGAATCAGCGCCTTCAAAATCTTCTTGTACTGTCACGAGGTCAATGGGATTCGTTATTATTAGGTTGTAGCTAATTACCAAATCTTCCATTAAGATATCAGTCGGTATCAAGAAATATAAGTTATCATCACTACCACCGCTTTCTTCTGGGGGTCTTGGACTTAAGTACCTAGACTCTATCAATTCTCCAGTCTCTTTTGAGTAATAAGAAGCAAACAACTCGAAACTTTTACCGATGTTTTGTAAATTTTTGTTTAATTTTTCTTTGAACTGTTCTGTATAAAATTCTCTATCGCGTGATTTAAAAATTTGATCTAAATTTTTGGATATGTTAGTCGCGTAATTGTTCAAGAGTGATTTTGCTAAACCCACTCTTAAATACCTAGATTTATTGCTGCTTGTCCACTGTCCCAGGTTTTCAAGAACGATATTTCTCGGAGCGGCATTTAACGTCCTGATCTTTGTCTTTAAGAAATTATCATACTTTTTTCCGTGAGAATCGATAAAATCTATCTCGTATGAATACCTGACTCCGGGTAACGGATCACCGTGAATTATCTCGTTAGCGCCCCTTGTAAAAGGTAACTCAAAACCTGGGGTACCTATCTCTGGTTGGCAAAATACGCTAGATATCCTCACGCTACCTGGAATATTAGATATCTTGAGAACATTAACTGGAAAATTATTCTCTTTGTTAGAAATGCAAAAAGAAAACAATTTTATTGAGTTCATTCGTTCTTCTGATATAGGAAAATCAGGATAAGACTTATCATATTTTTCATTATTCAGTTTGACTGTTGAGTTAACTGAGTATTCTCCTGAATTAATGTTGGTGATTACATCTCTGTTTAAATTTGCTTTACCCGATGAATCAAAAACGACGACAGTATCTGATCTTAGAGATAAATCAACCTGTGAATATCCGGAATTTACTTCTTTGTCTTCTGATACTACCCTGTTACAGGAAAATAATTTCAGTGAGTTATCGTAAAGCTGATCCCTAGTGATGAAAACTTCTTTTTGTGAAGGGTTACCCCGGTGGGCAAACTGTGACGGAAAGCTTCCTAAATTTTCAAGCCGGGGAAGTTTTAAGTATTTTTCGCTTTTCCTCCAAGGTTCATCACAATCTATAACTGCGAATACTTCATCTGTTTTTTTATTAGACTTAATAAGCTTAATTTTTAGCATTTTTGGATCAATATTCTCGCTCCCCCTAAAAACGCACTCAACTTTCAGCTTCTTGAAATTAGATAAAACAACTACGCTAGAAACATCGCTGTGAACCCCGACGCTAGTGTTGTTTCTCAAGATCAAATTATGGCTTGATATCTTCGCAACACGCATAAAACTAGCTAACAGTTTTTTCTCAAAATCATCTAGCGGAGTTGCTTGAGTATTTGAAAACGGAGCCTTTAATAAGTTAGCTTTCATAAAAATGCTTAACGGATCTCTTTTACGAAACACTGTCCTAAAACACTCTCTCTGAAAAGCATCATACCCGTCAAGATCTGATTCGCCCAAATCCTGCTTTGATAGCTGGTTTATTTCTTTAAAATCTCGAGATAAAGGAATGGGTAATCTCATGATTGAATTTGAATCTTTTTTTGGAATTACTTTCTTAGAATCTTGAAAAGCACTAAAGCTGTAAACATACAGGTTGTTTTTAAAGATTTTAATTTCCGGAAATTTTTCAGTTAAAGTTTCAATCCTCCACTGTCCCTTATGACGGTTAAAACCATCTTGGATAAAAAACTTTAATAATTTCTCAAGGTTTCTTTTCTTTCTTTTTTCCGAACCGCGCATCCAATCTCGATCTTGCGCGTATTTAATAAACCCACGGACGTAATCAACTAATTCTTGTTCCCTCGCTGAAAGCTTTTCCTCTATAGAAACTCTTTTTATAACGCGCTCAAACTGATCGGGACCAACATAACAGATTTCTAAAGTGTCAACACCGAAAATGGTAGTTAACACGTTATAATAAATCGTTAAGTCGTAAATCTTATCAGAAAACATGCCACCGTAACTTTCTGCAACTAATCGGACAAAATCATCTTTTAAAACGATCGGTTGAGATCCTAAAAATTCATTAATAACCGGAACATTGGCTGGAAGCCGGGGTTTAATAGTAACTTTTGGGCGGCTAATCGGTATTACTTTTCTTTTCATGCTACTCATCACCAATTATAAATTCAATTGTAAAAATCGGGAAAAAATAAATGTCAGTACCCGGGACTTTCGGGTCAGTTTTATCGTGAAATATCTTTCCGAAAGCAAAAACGTGAGCTAATTCTGGATAATCGTCATCGTTATTCTCAATAGCGTCAAACGCAGCGGTTAAGTCACCAGCTACGTTGTTTTCTCTTGCACCCCTAAACTTCTTTTTGTACGATGCTTTTTCCCTTCTTATTACGCCCAAATCTCTGATAGCTAGTTTTTTAAAAGACGGTTTACCGTCATCTTCCGAAGCTTCAAACATTTGAATAAACGAATTGTTTAACTCGCTGGTTTTTGTGAAAGTGATCAATTCACTAAATTTTTCTAAATTGGGAAAATCAAGCACATTTTGCGGGCCTTTATTCATATCTCGAGTCAAATAATAGATAACTTGCTCATTAGAATCATTCTCGCTCGGTCGAAACACGTCTAATAAATTAGATATTGTCTCTTTTGGGATCAGGGTTTGAAACCATTTTTGCAACTGTTTTTCATAAACACGCCGAGTGCTAGTCTCTGAAACACTTAATTCGCCCCATCTCTGACCGTACCAGGCAGTATCAGTCGCTCTTCTTCTTAAGAATTGAGTCCAAGACATTGCAGATCTTACAGTTACTGGGCTACTGTATTCACTAAAAACAAAATCGGGTTGAGCGATCGGTGGGAGAAAAAAGAAATTAGGAAGGCGAGAGCTAGAAAATGTTAGATCATCATTGTCTAACTCATTATCCATGATCTCATTCAAGTGATAAACAGTTGCTTCCCTCTCAAAAAACCGACCCCCCATGGGGCCTCGAGCTACTCTAGCGTGTGGAATAAAATCATCTCTTCTGTAATCGTTTTGCTGACCGTACACAGATTCTATAAAGGGAAAAGATTCTAAACGCGTCTTGAAGATAGTCGGGTTATCTAAATCTAATTTTCGAAAAGTTGTGGGTTCTATCACGCTACCGTATTCACCTTTTTGAATTCTTACCATTTCTTGCCTTGTTATCTCTAACCCTTGCTGGTCGCTCGAGACGTTCAAGTCTAAATGACCTAATAGTTTCAATTCTTGGTAAGCATGCAGTGTCCCAGACATCACCATGGATACCTTATCTAACAACTCTGTCATCTCTACGCGTTTAGTTCCACGTTCCATCAGTTGTTCAGTGATATAAGTCTTTGAAGATTTAGCCCAGTAAAGAGCTGCTTCATCTGCTATCGGATAATAGTGAACCCACTTTCTTTGATTCACGTTAGATTCAACGTATTTTCCGTAGTATGTGTAAAGCCTGTTATTTTGACCAGCTTGATATGATAATAAGTGATTGTTTTCAACCGAAGCTACTAAAGAACCAATCGTGGCGATTAAGTTGTCATAAGAACTGAAATTGTCTTCTTTGGGGATTGCTGGTAAAGCGCTTCCAGATGGAACTAAAAAGTACTGACAATCTAAAATATAACCGTCTAAATAAGAATCAGCTGTTATGCTATGAGCTGCTGTGTTATCTAATACAGCGCTTGTTGCAAATTTATTTCCAAGGATTAAATCAGAAGATGATGTCAAAGAGTAAACATTAATACCTTCGCTGATCGGAACAGGTATCCTCAAAGATTTATCCATAGTCCCATCTACAACTAGAAAAATATAATTGTGATCAAATGCTAACGAAACCCTGTGCCACGTGTTCGCCGAAATAACATTACTGATAGTGTAAACTTTCGACTGAGAATATCCTTCGGCAGTTACGGGGGCGACGCCGTCGTGATAGTTAAACAATTTTAAATTTAAGTGATTCGAAATAGTAAATACTTCAGCGACTGGTACTTTGATTTTTGTATCGTTAGCTTTAACGTAAGTGTCAAAAAGCTGCATTATCGTATTATTTAAACCACCATCGATACCACGTTTTGGATCAGTAGAACCTTGACTAATATAAACCCATGTTGATATCTGGCTAGAGTAACGATCTTTATGATAACCAGCACCCCTGATCAACCCTTCTGTGTTGTACAGGCTGGCTGTTAGGTTTAACCTAATGAATTTGTTAAAAGACCCACCGACGTTCCACGATTTACCCTCATTAGAGAATGCCCTTATGCTGGGGTTTGCTATCCCGCTTGAATCGAATGTCGGACTAGCATCAGCTGTGTTTGCCGGAGATCCATTGACTAAGTAAGCAGCGTTCGTGCTTAAATCGCTGCTAGCTGAAAGGTTCTGGCTTATCTTATTATTCTCAACCAAAAAAACGTAATCAGGATCCAGCAGATCGGTCCTTGTTCCCAGCTGAGATTGCCACTCATCGAAGAGCCACCAGCCCGTTAACCGACCACCCATATTATCATACATAACTTCTTGTGTGGCTGAACCACTGATAAAGAAACTGGCTAGCGGGTTATATTTCACTCCCGCGCGGTCAATACCAGCTGTTGAAAGCTTGATAACTGTTTTGCCATCGGGTGGTTCCATGATGGAAGTACCAAACATCGATGCCTTGACCGGACGCATGTTACCATCTGAACCAGAAGTAAACAGGAATGCTGGTCTCTCTCCCTGTTCCCTAACTTCCATCATATTGACGATGCTTTCGTTCTCAGTTATGATCGAATCTTGGGGACGCGACATAGCTTCAAAAAACGGAACTCCGTCTTTCGGATCAACAACTTTAAATTCTGATTGCTCATACATTGTCAAGCCGTCTGAGAACGAGACAAACCGCATCCTTAACTCACCGGATGACAGTTGTTTCCTGCCCTCGTGAGTTAGATACGTATCAAAAAAACGCGATTTAGGGTCTAATATTCCAGCCATAAAACTAAATATACCTCTTGAGAATTCTCTGATTGATAATAGGCTTAGGACTATTTATTACTGAGAGCTATTATCATCCTCTGAATCATCACTAGATTCATCACTCTCGTCAGAATCTTCTGACAGCGACTCTTCAGCTTTTCTCAATACTTTTAGCTTTTCTGGTCTATCACCGATCTTTCTGGGTTTTATGCCACCATCTTCTTTTATTTTTTCAGCAGCTTCTTCAACTCTTTCTGCTTCAATTTCAGCATGTTTGGCCGCTTTTTCTGCTTCGGTAGTGGCGTAGAACTCTTCTAATGCACGGCAACGAGCTGTCTGTTCTCTTCGAAGAGTGTTTATTTCAAAAGCTATTTCTTCTAAAACTTTCGGTAAACCTCGTAGCAAAGATACTGTTTTTGTCAGCAAATCTTGCGCATCTTCGATTTTGGCTAAGGCTTCCAAATTTTGATTGATATAGGTAGCAAAATTGCTCACTAACCTTCGACCGTTTAGATCAGCAATTTGTTGGTTTCTTAAATTTTCTGTTTCAGATTGTAACATTTCTTTTAGGGTTTCTTCAAACACAGTTATCCTCCAGCTAAACAAAAATAACTATCGAATTCTAAGCAAAAATCTTGTAGAGTTAAAAAAAAAAGAGGGGGGCGAATGCCCCCCTCGGAAAGGTTAACAGTTAAAGCTTAAGATTAATTTGTATTAAACGTAAACGATAACCTGAACAACATCATCAAGTGCGAGGTCATACGCGAACTTTAACTGCTTGGAGGTTGCTGTAAAGTAAGCATCATGCGTTGCTGCGGACGCATGTAACCTTTGTAACTGGCCATTGACATATACTTGTATCTTGTGAAGAGCAGTACTCGACGTCCATGCGGTGCTACCACCAACGGTTGTCCAGTCGGCAGACACAAGCGCATCTCCAGCCTCTAATGCACCACTTGTGTCATTCGCAAGGTCAGTATTGATAACAACGTTATACACTGATGGTGCTGTAGATGATAAAGCCGTACCGTTAAAGTAAAGCGTCCCACTGACGTTGTATAGTTTATCAGTCGTTGAACTTGGCGCAGAAATCTGCTCGAACTGGATCGGTGAGTTATTGAATAAGAACGAATCGTTCTGATCACCACCATCAAAAGTCATACCGTAACCAACTAAGTGAATTGAAGCTGCGTCATCTTTACCAGAGGTAAGTTTCACGCCACCAAGCGTCGCTTCAAGTCCAACCGCTGTTGCAGCAGTACCCGCATCATTCAATATTGATATTGTCTGGCTAGATCCTGCGTCAGCATGAAGCTTGATAGCATTTGCAGCATCATGATTAGCAACCATCATGATCTGTCCACCTTCTGCCCAAAGATCTTTGTCATCTGCCCATGCAAGAGACATACCACCTGCAACTGACGATAACAAAATAGCACCTGCGGCATCTGTACCATCCGTGGTACCTGCAGTATTAATCAACGAAGCAAGTTCGCTACCAGCAGTTCCGTGTGGCGAGAGCAACAGACAAGAAGCTCCACTCTGACCGAGCGTTAGCGTTTGGCCATCGATAACAGTCATTGTGACTCCAGCGCCCGAAGATGAAATATCTAATGCACCAGCTGAAACAATGTCCATGCCTGTTCCGTTGTCATGCGTGAATGTTACATCACTGCCAGCGCCGAAGCTGAGAACCGCTGCATCAGAAAGCAGCTTCATATCATCACCGATGATAGCATCACCAGCAACGCTCAAACCACCGTCGGTCTGTAAAGAACCGTCAGTCGTTGAAGTAGCTGCTGTCGTGTCGTCAACAATCACGCGACCTGAAGTTGTAAGTTGTACCATTGAAGAATTACCGGTTGAGGTGATAGCACCGCAACCAATCGTACCAATAGTGGCAATGTTCTTAGAACCATCAAGGACAACAGCTTTTGAAGCTGCGGCAGTACCATTCGTGATACCATCTAACTTCTCAAGGTCAGCTTCGTTCATATCAGCGCTACCAATAATAAAAGAACCAACAGCGGTTACAGAACCAGCCGTTGTCAGATTACCGGTGGAAGCTAGCGTCATCTTAGCTGTTGCAGAAGCTGCAGCAGTTTCAGAATCAGCCGTTGTAAACACCAGCTTCGTAGCATTAGCGTCGGCAGCGAAAGTTTCCTCTGCGATTGCGTGGATACCAGCGGCAACAGTTGCACCGTCAGTACCGTCAGAATCACCAGCAGCAAATTCCATTGAAGCGATAACTTCATCAGCGATAACTACATCTTCTTCAGACTTTAGCTGTAAAATAACAGGTTTATCATCCCCGGCATTTGTATTCGTTATCGTGAGTCCCTTGTCAGCAACGTGAGTCAAAGTAACCTCTTTGTCGGCACCGAAGTGCACGACAGCGGCGTCCGATAACAAAATAAGGTCATCACCGATAACAGCATCCAAAGCAACACTCAAACCACCGTCAGTCTGCAAAGAGCCATCGGTCGTAGAGGTTGCTGCAGTTGTATCATCAACAATAACACGGCCCGAAAAGGTGCCTTGTGCAAATGAAGAACTACCCGTTGAGGTAATAGCACCACAGCCAACAGTACCAATAGTAGCAATGTTCTTGCTACCATCAAGGACAACAGCCTTCGAGGCTGCAGCAGTACCAGCGGTAATTCCATCAAGTTGCTCAAGATCAGCTTCGCTCATAGCAGCAGAACCGATTGTGAACGAAGTAGTGGCCTCCAAAGTCCCGAAGAACTTAGCAGACTTATCAGCTTCGATCTCAAACGCTGGATCGGCGCCCAAGGCACCCGCCGCGTCTTCAATCACAAACTTGTCACTATCACCATCTTCAACACCCATTGACCAAACAGTAGTCCCGCTAAGCTGAAACTCGACTCTTGCGTCGCCGTCAGATGCAGTGTTGTTAATCTTGAGATTAGTTCCGTTTGCGTGTGCGCCCGCCATTGTAAGACCGGTGTCCGCGGTATGCGTCAAACTAATATCACTATCTGCACCGAAATTAAGCACAGCTGAATCTGAAATTAGCGACACATCATCACCAACATATAAATCAGCCTGCGTGGAAATACCACCAGTTACTTTAAGCGCACCAGTTGTTGCACTAGAAGCAGCAGTGCTGTCGCTAATAGTCGCAGCTGCGCTAAAAGTCTTCGCTCCCGAAAATGTCTGAGTGGTGCTCAAGTGAGCAGTGTCAGCATCCAAGTAAGCCGAAGCGACCGCAGTGCCGTTCCAGACGCCAGTACCAATCGTACCAACGCTAGTCAAACTAGAAGCAGTAACTCCAGAACCAAGCGTACTTGCATTAAGAACCGAAGTTCCAGCAATCTTGTACGCCTTTCCCGAAGCTGCATCAATATCTACATTAGAGCTAAGTGCAGTATTGGCGTGCACGTACTTCCAATAGAGGTTAGTGCCACCAGTGACATCAATCTCCATGCCTGATCCATCTGCGTTAGCTACAGTATCATTACCCTTCGACACAGTGATCAAATCATCTGCAACAGAAAGTACTGTCGAGTTGACTGTCGTTGTCGTACCGGTGACAGTAAGATTACCAGCAACCGTTGTTGTTGACGCAGAACCCAAGCCGAGCGTCACATCAACGACACCGCTTGAAGTTGTTCCCTGAATCTGAAGTCCTTTTGTGAGAGTACCATCATTTGCTGCAACGTAGAAATCTAAGCCACCTTGTTCTGCACCGGAAGATGCGTCATCGATAGTTGCGTTGATTCTTGCGAAAGTATGCGCGTTAGAAGCGTCATCCTCACTAGCGAAATCGACGTTACCGCAGATGTCTCCATCAGCTGGACTAGATCCATTCTTGTTGAGTTTGAGTGTGGCGCCCGTGGCATCTGCATTTGTGTTTTTAAGCTCAAATACCGGAACGGCTGTGACCGCACTCGTCATCAATAAGCCCGAGTCTGCAACGTGAGCTAAAGTAACTTCTGAATCTGCACCGAAGGCGATCTGAGCCGAATCGGAAAGCAGAATAAGATCATCACCGATAACCGCGTCTAAAACAACACTCAAACCACCGTCGGTTTGCAAAGAACCGTCGGTTGTAGAAGTTGCTGCAGTTGAATCATCAGTCTTGATAATGCCACTAGCAACGATAGTTGAGGTAGTAAGAGCAGCAGTTGCTAGCGTTCCGCCGGCGACTGTTAACGTCGTAGTACCATTGTGAGTGAATGTAATATCCTGATCATCACCAAAGCTGAGGACTGCGGCGTCGGCCAAGAATAGATCAGAAAAGTTCTGATTTGCACTACCAAGTGCCACACCGTCATCCGACGCAGGATATAATGCAGTTGCGCTAAGAGATAGTTCATCACTACCCCCAACTTCAAATGTAATAACATCATCAGCTGAAGCACGAATTGAAGTATCATCATCGGCATCTAGATCAATACGACCCGTACCGCCTATGCTGATACTACCTTGAGCATTCAAGTCAATATTATCAACATAAAGATTTGCCCAAGCCACACCGGAAACAGACCTAGTAACAGTAGCCGTACGGCCACCGTTCATCTCACTGACGTCTAGAGTTCCGCTAGCAGATGACACTTGGATTGCATCACCAATAAGGGTAGTAGTCAACCCACCGTTGGGCACCTGATCGGCGCCCGATGCGTATGAAACACCCAGCGTACCGCTAGTAGATGTAGGAGCAGTCGAAACTGTACCCACCCAGGAGCCGATGACGAGGGCGTCACCAGAAACTGCCTGCATCAGAGCCACAGACCAACCCCCACCGTACGGCGAAATCGTCGACGTGGAAGAAGTGAGTTCCGTACTTGCCAATATTGAACCAAAAGAGGAAGCTTTTGTTGCAGTTGCTGAAGCAGCTGCTGCCACCGTTGCAGTCCAAGTATTGCTACCATCGTTTATTGTAATAGTATCATCAGCTAGAGCATCTGCAATCTCAGATGAAAGGCTCGTGAAAGAAACGAACGTTGTATTGCTATCGTAATCGTTAGCGTTATCTCGAACCACATAACCCGCAAAATCATCTGCAATGGTTGAATCACCAGTAGTTGAACCGAGAGAGTCCGCGCTGTCAGAGCCAGGAAGCACATTGTTGCCAGCTGGATCTAATATAATATCACCTATAGCTGCCAATTCAACGCTTGTGGTGCCATCCATTGTAAGCCTTGCTGATTCAGTTCCGCCATCTTTAAAAATAACGTCGGCACCATCAGCATCAAGAACGATGTCGGTGGATGAATCCAAAGTTAAGTCGCCGGTGGAATTAATACTGATTGGGGTTGCAGCAATAGTTAAACCAGTTGTACCATCGTGGGTTAAAGTAGCATCTTTACCAGCGCCGAGACCGAGAACGGCCGAGTCGCTCAACAGATACACATCATCACCGATGATAGCATCAGCCGCCACAGACAAGCCACCGTCGGTCTGTAAAGAACCGTCAGTAGTAGAAGTTGCCGCAGTTGTATCGTCAACGATCACGCGACCAGAAGTCGTAAGCTGAACCATTGAAGAGCTACCGGTTGATGTGATAGCACCACAGCCAACTGTTCCGATTGTTGCAATATTCTTAGAACCATCGAGAACAACAGCTTTGCTAGCAGCAGCAGTACCGTTGGTAATACCGTCTAGCTTCTCAAGGTCAGCTTCACTCATATCAGCAGAACCGATAATGAAAGAGCCAACTGCAGTTACTGATCCGGCGGTTGTTAAATTACCAGTGGAAGCTAATGTCATCTTAGCCGTTGCAGAAGCTGCAGCAGTTTCAGAATCAGCTGCTGTAAATACCAGCTTCGTAGCGTTAGCGTCGGCAGCGAAAGTTTCCTCTGCGATTGCGTGGATACCAGCGGCAACAGTCGCACCGTCAGTACCGTCTGAATCGCCTGCTGCTAATTCAATAGACGCAATTACGTCAGCTGCAGCAATAGCATCTTCTTCTGATTTCAGTTGTAAGATAACCGGCTTACCAGCACCAGTATTGGTGTTTGTTAATGTAAGTCCTTTATCAGCAACATGAGTCAGAGTGACTTCTTTATCTGCACCAAAATGAACGACGGCCGCATCAGAAAGCATAATAAGATCGTCACCAACAACCGCATCAAGAGCCACAGACAAGCCACCATCAGTCTGTAAAGAACCGTCAGTCGTTGAAGTTGCCGCAGTTGTATCATTAACAAGAATGCGACCAGTAGTGTTCAAGTTATCATTAACAGTAGTCTCTGAAGTCGTATGACCAATCGAGATTGCGGCGCCTGAATCATTAGTACCAACATTAACACCCGATGCACCGTCAATCGACACAGCAGCTGCGCCATCGATAAGGAACGCACCAGCTGAAGCGAGAGTAGCTCCTGTTCCGCCATCATGAGTGATTTTTACATCTTGGCCTGCACCCATAGCGAAGATTGCTCCATCGGATAACAGATCGAGATCATTACCAATAACAGCGCTATTTGCAACGCTCAAACCACCGTCGGTCTGTAAAGATCCGTCAGTAGTGGAAGTTGCTTCGGTGGTGTCGTCGACTTGGATTCGACCAGCAAAGACTCCAGCGGCCTGGGCAGTAAATGTTGCACCACCATGCACGCGTTTAATAGCTGATGCCATGTGGTTTAAAACGACACCTAAGTTTGCTGCAGCAAGTCCTGTTGATGCTGCTGCGCTTTCGCTGTCGGTCGGCATGGAACCTGTTAGTTGGGCCAGCCGTATTTGTGTAGTAGCCATATTTTTTTCTCCTTATATATTAGGCTATTTTTTTGTGAAAAAGACAAATCGATTCGTCTATTTCGAGAACTACACCGAAAGATAATCAAAAATTTAATTGAAATGTTGTGAAATAAAACTAAGAAATGAAAGGGAACGCAGATAAATATAACATACAAACAGAAATTGACTCAAAAAAATGACTTTTATTTACAGCAATAGAACTCAACAAAATTTAGCGCAACAAACTTAACAAAGCAACCCTAATACATCAACTTTTTTAGATTCTTCAAGTGAGTATCAAAAGCACAAAACTCAGATGTTATATACTCAACAACTAAACTTTGGGCTAACCCCTGAGGATCTTCAAACTCAAACCTAAACTTACCAGTAACTTCTCTAGTCGCAGACAGCAGTTGCAATCCCCTTAACATCAAGTAGGCTGAGATCGCGATGTCTGACGTTACGTACCTATTATCTGACAAGATGATTTCCCTTTAGTCTAAATATAAATATTTCAGATAATGTTTATCGTCACATGATCGTCAACAAAAAGATTAAAACCAAAAATTATGTTATTTGTCGGCTGCAAATAGTAATCGTAACTTGAGCCGCTAAGAAGCAAGACACCATTAACGAAGACATCGATCCTTTCTGGATCGTATGATACCGTACTGAAATTATAACTAGTTGAAAATGCGTTACCAGCGGCTAAGTCTGTAGCGATTACTTGCGTTATTTTCTTCCTGCTTATGTCTAAATCAATAAACCCAGGCGAATCTGTAGTTAAACTTAGTAAGCTAGAAACACGAAAAACTTTCTCGTTAGACAAAACGCTATGGGATTCAAAAGTTATAACTGGGGAATCTCTGGGAGCAGCTCCTTCAGATATAACGACGTCTAGAAGATCATCAACTTGAACTTCAAAAGCAAACTTAAGAGTGCTAGCACCAGTCAAATAGTAATCTGCGCCTGAAGCTGCTACTTCGCTAGCTGAACCCGAATGCATCAACATACCGTTCAAAAACACATCAATGGAATTTGGATCGTAATCTACAGCTGATAAATCGGTGCTTCCAACTGTTATATTTGTAAGAGCTGACGTTTGCGATAACGCATATACGTCTTTATCTCGGCCGCCACCGTCGCCGGCGAGGCCGACTGGACCGACCAAAGTCTTAAGTTGAGTTAAGCTGATCTTTTTAACTGCGTTACTGTCGCTAGCATCTGATATAGCTATTGAGTCTAAAAGATTACCAGCGTTCGAATCTGCACCGAGACTATTGATGTCTAAATTAAGAGTTGCTGCGCCCTGAGTTGCTCCGCCGCTAAGGCCGGTTCCTGCAACAACAGAGGTTATATCACCGCTACCGCCGGCGCCTAAATTAAGTAGCTGCGTTATAGTGATCTTCTTAACTGCGTTACTGTCACTAGCATCTGATATTGCGATCGTATCTGCAACATTACCAGCGTTTGTATCAGCATCAAGGCTGTTGATATCTAAATTAACAGTTGCTGCGCCAGAGTTCGCGCCTCCTGAAAGACCTGTGCCTGCAACAACTGAAGTTATATCGCCAGAACCGTCGCCTCCGATTAACGTCTGGAGTTGAGTCAAAGTAATCTTTTTGCTTAAGTTACTGTCGCTAGCATCAGCAATAGCCATTGTATCAGCTAAGTTTCCAGCATTACCATCAGCAGCTAGACCGTGGACATTGAGGCGTAAATTATCAGACCCATCGTCTTCAAGACCGACACCAGCGATGTCAGCTGGTTCGATAGCTAACTCAGAAGAAACAATTTTGAGACCAGCAGAGCTCTTAAGATCTAGCGCAAATTCGGTGCCTGATAAGTCTAGACCATCACCAGCTGTATAAGTCGTATCCGTGTCAGTATTAACTCGAGCTTTAAGCTGAGTTAACGTAATCTTTTTAGTCGCGTTGCTGTCGCTAGCATCTGAAATTGCGATAGAATCTGCTAAAGCTCCAGCATTCCCATCGGCAGCTAAACCATTAATGTCTACAGCTAGCTCAGTAGAATCGATTTTGAGACCACCCGTCGACTTGAGATCAAGAGCAAATTCAGTACCTGATAAATCTAAGCCGTTACCGGCAGTATAAGTTGTATTTGTATCAGCTGAAGCAATCGTAACAGCATCAGAACCAGCAACTGTTGTTATGGTAACGTTAGATCCAGGTATTAGTGTCAACGTATCAGCTGCAGAATCAGCTACTACATCATCTTGTCCGGAAATAGACGTGACAAGAGTAAACCCAGCAGCGTCACCGAAATTACCGCTATTATTATTACCCGGATCTTCTGTTACTGTCACTGTAGATCCGGAATCAGGTTCTACGGTGAAAGACGCATCAGTTGATGTATTTCCTGCGACAGCTGTTGCTGTAACATTCAAGGAACCAGCATTTATCTCTGAAACAAACTCAGCAACGACATCAGCAGCTGACCTGTCTGTTCCGCCACCGACGGTTGTTGCTGACGCTGTACTAGATCCGCTATTGTCGTCAACAGTAAAGTCATGATTTGTGGATCCGTCACTGAACCTCAATATAATATTGCTTGGAACTGTACCGTAGCTTCCCATACCAAAATTATTAGTAAACCGAACTTTTTTACCGGGCGGGCCGATAGAAATAGTTTTAAATGCATTGCTTGCGCCAGAACCACTGCCAACAAGAGTTTTAAGCTGAGTCAGCGTGATCTTTTTGCTTAGATTACTGTCACTAGCATCTGCAATAGCAATTGAATCACTTAAGTTACCGGCGTTTCCATCAGCGGCTAGACCGTGCACATTCAATCTTAGATTATCAGACCCATCATCCTCAAGACCGACACCTGCTAGGTCTGCTGGTTCGATAGCTAACTCAGAAGAAACAATTTTGAGACCAGCTGATGCTTTGAGATCTAGCGCAAACTCAGTACCTGACAAATCGAGACCGTTACCAGCGGTATATGTTGTATTTGTATCAGTGTTAACCGCTGCTTTAAGTTGAGTTAACGTGATCTTCTTGGTCAAGTTACTATCGCTAGCATCAGCTATCGCGATTGAATCGCTTAGATTTCCAGCGTTTCCATCAGCTGCTAAGCCATGAACATTTAGCCTAAGTTTATCAGATCCACCGTCTTCAAGACCGACACCGGCAAAATCTGCAGGTTCAACTGCTAATTCTGTAGATACTATTTTTAAACCGCCAGCAGAAGAGCCACCGGTGAACTGTGATGCAATAGCAATACCAGCCCCACTCGGATCGTTGAAAGAGATAGTCGTATTTCCAGCAGAACCAGCAGTGGCTTGAGTTAACGTTATCGTTGGACCGGACGATTCTCCATCAGAAACAGCTGTTATCTTTCCGTTATGACCGCCTGAGTGGTTGATTCCTGCAGTCAGCTTAGCACCAATTGCAGCCTTATCAAAATCGAGGCCTTGAATCTTTATGACTGGACCGGTGTTGTCTGGGGCAGAGTTCTTATCAAACGTATAATTGACCGATGTTCCGTCTGTTGATATTATTGTGATATCAGCATCATGATAATTATCAATCATCCCACCATCGCACCTAATCGACCCAACAGCAGCAACTGCTTCTTTTAAATCTACGCTAAAAGCAGTCCCAGCCAAATCTAGACCGTTGCCGGCCGTGTATGTTGTATTAGTGTCAGTATTTACCAAAGTTTTAAGCTGAGTCAGTGTGATCTTTTTGACATTATCGCTATCGCTAGCATCAGCTATCGCGATTGCATCGCTTAGATTTCCAGCATTACCGTCAGCACCAAGGCTGTTGATGTCTAAGTTAACTGTTGCTGCGCCAGAATTAGCACCACCCGACAGGCCGGTTCCGGCTACGACAGAAGTAATGTCTCCGGAACCACCGCTACCGATTAATGTCTGGAGTTGAGTCAAAGTGATCTTCTTACTTAGATTACTGTCACTAGCATCAGCAATGGCCATTGTATCAGCTAAGTTTCCAGCATTACCATCAGCAGCTAGACCGTGAACGTTCAGTCGCAAGTTGTCAGATCCATCATCATCGAGACCGACACCAGCAATATCAGCTGGTTCGATAGCTAGTTCGGAAGAAACAATTTTGAGGCCAGATGAAGATTTAAGATCAAGAGCAAATTCAGTACCTGATAAATCTAGACCATCCCCAGCGGTGTAAGTTGTGTTTGTATCGGTATTAACAACTGCTTTGAGCTGGGTTAACGTAATCTTCTTGACTGCATTACTGTCACTAGCGTCTGCAATAGCCATTGAATCTGCGAGAGCTCCTGCATTTCCATCAGCAGACAAACCGTCTATATCCAAATTGACTGTTGCTGCGCCCGATGTAGCACCGCCGCTAAGACCTGTTCCAGCGACGACTTCTGTAATGTCGCCACTCCCACCACTGCCGATTAATGTTTGAAGTTGTGTCAATGTAATCTTTTTGCTTAAGTTGCTATCGCTAGCGTCAGCAATCGCGATTGCATCGCTTAGATTTCCAGCATTACCGTCAGCGGCTAGGCCATGAACGTTTAATCTTAAATTATCTGATCCATCGTCTTCGAGACCGACACCAGCAATATCAGCCGGCTCAACAGCTAATTCGGAAGATACTATTTTGAGACCAGCAGAACTCTTAAGATCTAGTGCAAATTCAGTACCAGACAAGTCTAAGCCGTCGCCGGGAGTATAGGTTGTATTAGTGTCAGTATTAACCACCGCTTTAAGCTGGGTTAACGTGATCTTTTTAGTCGCGTTGCTATCACTGGCATCAGCAATTGTCATTGAATCAGCTAAGTTACCAGCGTTAGAGTCGGTTGGTAAGCTATCGACGTTTAAATTAACTGTTGCTGCACCAGAATTTGCACCACCACTAAGACCGGTTCCAGCTATCACACTTGTGATGTCTCCAGAGCCTCCAGAAGACTCGCTTAAATAATCCCCAATATACAAAAAGGCTTCTATATAAGTTGGATTCTGTGCATGGTCTCCAGTCCCTGGCGGGTCTTGTTGAAATAGCACACCATTAAAATAATCTAAGTTCCAGTCCCGATCATCGAGCAATGGTATCTGAGTTCCAGAGCCTATTGTACCGTAAAAAGGCTTTGCTTCATAAGCAGTCGCAAAAGATGATGGAATTAATTGAAGCGTTCCGCCTGTTTCATGCAAAAGCTTACCGTTGGTAAAATTTCCAGTTCCCGCTTTTGAGTTAGAAGAGTTTGCTACGTAATCATCTGGCAACTTTATCTCAAAACCATGGCGACCATCAACAGTATTCGTACCAGATTTAAAAGAGCAAGGTAAACGTAAAAACTCAACGTTGCCAGTGATAGTATATGGAGAAGCAGAATTCGGACTAGCAGTTATTGCATCAGCGAATATAGTCGTAGTAGACATCGTGATACCAGAAGGTAACGGTTCGTTGGCTAATCCTTTATCATTAGAAGTGTGAGCTTTGCCTGATAGCTTTTTAAGAGATATTAACCGTTCGGTTTTTGCATCATATCCCATCCACTAACTCCAAGAAACCGACATTTGAGTTATATTGCCAGTCCACGTCTTATCCGCAACTATCTTAATTAGTATATACTCATTATTATCAACAAATTTAGTACCAAAAGTAACCTCATTCGTTGCGTTAAGGGAACTATCAAGAGAACCAACCAGAGCACCGGCGTTGTCTCCGTTCTGGCCTGAAGCAAAAGCTTTTGCTGTATCCATCCAGCCCGTTGTCTGATCGGCACTTGAGTGGGATATCTTGGCAAAAACTTGTATTTTGTTACTAGATCCTAATGCTTCAGTATTTTGAACAATCGTACCGGTACCGTTAATTGTTAAATCGAAGTTTGTTTTTGAAGCGCCCGAAGTATTCTTGAACCACCTTATGTATTCACGAGTTGCGTTAGTTAACGAACCGTAATCCGGATTACCATTAGGAGCAATGATTGTTCCGCTTTGACCAGAATCTCTAAAATCTCCAAGATTTCCGGATGGGCCGACTTTCTGCGGAGATCTTAATTTACCATCATAAACAATCAAACCGGTATTGTGAGCAGCGTCTGCACCGTCCATCGATGTTGCGCTGTTCCAGTCGTTGCTGCCACCAGAGACATGCGCTTGAGTCGTATACGATGTTGTACCAGCTTTGAGCCTCTTAGCTTCTCCGTTAAAATACTCAGTCGTATTTGTAGAGTTGTCTGTGAAGTTTGCTACTAACAATTCAGCGCTTGATGTCGAGCTTGTTGTTGTATTACCCTCCAACGGATGATGAACTCTGCCTGTTAGAGTCACGGAATATGCTGTTTCACCCGGTATTGATGTTCCCTGGTCAAAAGAGAATGTTGCTTGCACCACTAAGTCATCATCGTAAGCATCCGAAACGCCTGTATCAAGGGCGGGGAGAGTTCTTGATGCAGCATTAACTGTTGAATTTGTAACACCGTCACCAGTCGCAGCGATTGAAGTTACAGTGCTGTTTGTCGTAGTCGGAAAACTAATCGCTGATGCGCTGCTACTGTACACGTATTTATAAAGGTTAGCAACTGTAAAATCGAAACGGCCAGTTGGAGATATGAAATAAGTAACTCCAGAGCATTGGTAAGTTGAACCCGAAGTAAAATTACCAACAGCAACACCAGAAAAAGATATTGTCGGATTAGAATCATCGTTGACCCACTCAGCATAATCTGATGCATGGTCCGAGCCGTCAACGCTATGAATCACCCGAACATAATTCCAGCCGTTTCGTTGTGCTGCAATTGCAACTTGAAACTGTCCTGTTCGATAAAACCTTGTATAGTCTGGTAGGTTGTTGTTATCTTCACCAACAGTTGCAGCGCTTAAATTAATAAAACCAGAACCGCTTGTCAAACTGCTACCAGATCCAAATGATGTTAAATCTGCGGTATGTATTACGCTTCCGTTAACTTCAAGCTTAAGAGAACCTTGGTGTGCTTTACCGCTACCGAAAGCATTTGCTGGATAGTTATTTCCGCTAGCTGAAGTGCTCTCATTTATGTCGCCCGATATAACTTGCCCCTTGTTGAATATAGCCCTTCTATCACTAGATAAGTTATACGCTCCATTCGCGTTAACTGCGGAAAAACCAGCTGCAGTAGAGACTGCCGTGTAGCCACCCTTCGTTAAGGTTGCTCCAAAGCTTAGTTTCCCATTTACACCGGATTGATTACAATCAATATCGTTAACATTCGGTGATGCATTTACTGCATTAACGGCCCCAAATGTAACTGCAAAGCTGTCTAGGTAACCAGACCAATCATCGTCTGTCACAATCTTCGCCACAACCCACTCGTCCGTCCCAACTTCCACCGTTCCGAATGTGATGTTGTTTGTCATAGCGTTCGATGTATCTACAGCACCGATAGCACAGCCGGCATTCTCAGTAACAGTATTGTAAGAAAACGCAGTCTTTGCATCAAGCCAGTCAGTGGTGTTACCAGCACCATCAGATGGCATCTTAAAGTATAGCCTAAATTTATTGTTAGCACCGACCGCGTCGCCGTTCGCCACGAGCGTCACAGACCCCGCGATTGTGTAACTTAAATCGCGTTTTGCAGCGCCAGCATTCTTGAACTTCCTGTAATAAGTCCTGAGCCCAGTCGCTGCTGAATAATTTGGGTTACTATCTGGTCCGTTCGCGAGAGAACCGCCATCGGATGTGTTTCTAAAATCACCCGAGTTCAGAGTGTTCTTTGGTGCATAGAGTCTTTCTCTGTAAACTTGCAAGCCATCACCGTGAGTTCCACCACCGACTAAGCTTGTCGCAGGATTCCAATTTAGAGATCCACCGGTTACGTCTGATTGATTCGCGTATGCATCCAATTGTAACCTATAAGCTTCTCTCTGAAAAGTCTCTGAGGTGACTGTAGCTGTATCTGACACATTATATAACAGTATCCCCGATGCGGAAGATTGGCCAGAGTTGTTAAGGTTGTTTTTTATGGGATGAGAGACAGTCACGCCAGCAGTTATTGAACCACCCAGGATATAATTTGCTGCGACTGAATCTGTCTCGTTTATAACAATTTGCTTAAGATGATTTTCTCCACCACCGATTGCAGCTTTCGCTACATTACTGATGTTATATGTTACGCCTGATCTTGTTCCTGCATTAGACGTAGTAAAACTAGTTGCTGTCGTATCGTAGACGTATCGATAAGCATTAGAAACTGTCACTTGGTACTGAGCGTTACCACCGGTAAAATACGTGACGCCAGAAATCTGTAACGAGCCAGTACCAGTAAAAGCCAACGAGTTGCTAGCAGCAGCCAGTGCGTTGGCGTCCGGATCATTGACCCACTCAACATAATTTGTCACGACTGTTACGCCTTTGACGTGCTTGACACGAGCGTAATTCCAACCGTTTTTCTGACCTACCGCGCCGGTCGTTGCGACTTTCCACTTGCCTGTCCTGTGTTTAAAATTATCAAACGATGTTCCGTTATCGAAGGTACCCGATTTTACAGCTGACACGTTTATAAAACCCGAACCCTCATAATCGCCCGCAGCATTTACGTGGGTACCTGATCCGGATCCCGGGACGCCGCCACCAGTAGAACCTGAAGTTAAGTCAAGCGTGTATATGTCTACTCCGTTTAATTCTAAGACTAACGAACCGACATTGGCATCACCGAAAGAATTAGCGACGTAATTAGTCTCGTTACTTGGGGTAGTTACGTCGGCGGGAATGTCTTCGTTCAAATCACCAATTAAATCGCTAGCGCCATTATAAACTGCAGCTCGTAAATTATTTGAACTAGTCGCAGTCGCATAATCCCCGTTCACGTCAACAGCTGCTCCAATTCCGGCGGAAGCTGCTACATTGACATACGCCGGGGAAGCTGCAGACTGGTCGTTGCTTGTACCAAACGAAAGTTTGACATCCGTACCATCTGAGTTGACATCAACATCATCTAAATCTGGAGCTGGCGCTGGAACCAAAAGCTTAAGGATCTCGTTAAACCTATCAACAGGAGTACCAACGGGAGTTGATGTCGTAAAATCGGTAAAAAGACCATCAGAATAGCTTCCATCTTCTGCTGCGCCAATTGTTCCACCAGGCAGCTGGTTTGGTTTAATATATTTGACAGCTGTAGCATCATTGTCATAAATCATTAATAAATCATTTGCAGCATCGACTGTAATACCTGTACCGTCCGTTGCAGATTTAATAACTGAATCATTACCAGCATAATCTATTGATAATTCTGCACCGTCAATTACTAATCCACCAGATGATTTCAAATCTACGCTAAACTCGGTTCCTGATAAATCTAAGCCATCTCCGGCTGTATATGTTGTGTTAGTGTCAGTGTTAACTCGAGCTTTAAGCTGGGTCAGAGTAATCTTTTTTGTCAAGTTACTATCACTAGCGTCAGCAATTGCAATTGAATCTGCTAAAGCTCCAGCGTTCCCATCAGCGGCTAAGCCGTCGACATTAAGGCGTAAGTTATCTGATCCATCGTCTTGTAAACCAACACCTGCTATATCATTGGGCTCTATAGCAAGAACGCCTGCGGAGGCTTTTATGCCGTCTCCAGCAATTGTTGCCATTAAATCAACGATAGACTCTTTTTTAGAACCATTGCTAGCATCAGCATCTATTATCACGATAGAGTCATTAGCTGGATCAACTAAAGCGGAATTAAGCTCGTTGAGGTCAATCTCTAACGCGTCACCAGCGCCGCCCTTCAAGCCAGTACCCGCGGCAGAGGCTGCAATCCTTATCTGATCTGTACCCGAATCTTCTAAACCGGTTCCAGCAATAGCAGATGTCGCAACTTTGATCTCACCGCTTTCTATAGTAAGACCACCGCCGCCTTTAAGATCAACGCTAAACTCAGTACCTGATAAATCTAAACCGTTACCAGCAGTATATGTTGTATTGGTATCTGCTGCGGCGATTGTAACAGTATCAGAACCAGCATTTGTCGTTATTGTTACGTTGGCACCGCCGGCTAAAGTTAGTGTATCTGTACCAGAATCTGCGACAACGCTTGATTGTCCGGATACAGCAATTGTTTTAAAAGTCTCTGCAGCTCCTCCTCCACCGACGAGGGTTTTAAGCTGATCTAGAGTAATCTTTTTTGTTTCATTTCCATCACTGCTATCAGCGATCGCCATGAAATCCGCTAAGTTTCCAGCATTGCTGTCAACTCCCAGCCCGTTAATGTCCATCGGAGCAGCTCCGCCGCCGGCGGTGTTGGTGATCACAACTTGGCCGGTTGATCCCGTCGACACAAGAATACCGGTACCACCTGTGATGTATGCTTTTCCATCTGTCAAATTGTAAATAGAGCCCGATAGACCTGCATTAAAATTTACAACCCCCGTGAACGTAGAACCGTTTAGTTTTGGGACAACAGCTTCATCTATAGCTACCGTTGCTGCTGAAGAACCGTTGAAAGTAAAAGCAGCAATGCCCGTGCCAGCGGTGACAGAATTCGGAAGAGACGCAACGCTGAGGCCCTGAGCACTTGAAGCTATCGTCGCACCGTTAAGTTTCACTGCGGCTGAAAATGCGTTTGCGGCGCCGTTAGTTGTGATCTGAACGGTGTCAGATGATGTTGCTAAACTCGTACGATCAACTAAGTCAGCAATGCTTGCAACATCAGATTTTATGTTTGAACCACCACTCTCTAAAACCATTATGTCACTTCTGGCTGGAGTTTGCTGGTTGTAGCTATCGATATCAATAGCTGCCGCGGCAGCGTTAATAGTCATCTGGCCGTTTCCAGCCGTTGTTATCGTAACATTAGTTCCAGCAGTTACTAGCGGCGTGGACGAGTTGATCTTAAAGTTACCGAAGACATCTCCCGAAAAAGTAATGTCTCCAGTGAACGTTCCGTCGGCTGCGTAAGTGACTAAAGAAGAAGTGTCAACAGCAATCTGAACATTGGAAGAGCCATCGAAAGTAAAAGCAGAGATACCAGTACCATTAGAGAGTGTACCGGGTGTGCTAACCACAGCGATACCAGCACCGGCTGAAGAGATTGTTGCGCCGTTTGTTTTTACTTTTATCTCTTGAGTTACTGAGTTGTTATAAGAGGCTGCGCCTGATTGTAACTTTAGACCGTCGCCGACGGAAAGAATGTTAGACAAAGTGCTAGCAGCAGTCCCCAAAGATGCAACAGTAACTTTTTTTGGTGCACCTCCAGCTCCTGAATCGCTGATTAAAACAGTGTCTTCAGCTACTGGGCTTGCTTTTGACTCAGCAGTATCAGGTTTTACTCTAAGCGCGTCACTATCTATTTCTAAACCCGAGTTAGCCGCTAGGTTGATCTTTATAGTCTCAGCAACCGCGTTATTGTAACTTGCATTTCCAGTCTCAAAAACTAGACCGTCTCCTGGCGTTAGAGGACGCTGTAATGAAACTCCAGCTTGAGCAGCTGAGCTTAAGCTTGATACTGTTATCTTCTTAAGGGCACCATCACCGTCATCTCGGATCATGAGCAAATCAGCATCAGCTGGGGTGGCTGATGATAAACTGTTTATATCAACCGTTAGGCCAGATGCTGCTGAAAGACCGCTTGCCGCAGCTAGATTCAACGACATGGTTTTTGCAGCAGAACCATCAAACGTCGTTCCAGAATTAAGAGAAATACCAGTTCCAGCCGTCAGCGCATTTGTCGTGTTCCCAGAATAAGAACCAGCTGCAGTGCCGATTGTAATTGATCCATCAGCGTTATTTGTGACTGCTAGATTAGTACCAGCACGTAAATAATCACTACCATCGTATAATTTTTGTAATGAACCGGTAATTCCCTGGTGAATTATAGCTCCACGTTCAAATGTTGATGAACCGATTACTTTAAAAGTTGATCTAAACTCAGGGTGTTCTAATCCGACTTGTAAGTGTTTGGGAGCAACGACGCGAGCAACATGATGTTGAGGAGTACTACCATCAGCCCTAACTACTATGAACTCAGAACGTCGTAGTTGTTCTATCGCTGTGGGTACAGACCCAGTTGGATAATTGTTGCTAC